AAAACAGGCTACAGCGGCATTACAGAAGCAGGAACAAGGCGTTTGCTGGCTACTCACAAAGATACAATCTGGACTACCTGCCATGTCACAGACTTAACTGATCCAGACGAAATTATTGACAGCATCACTTCAAGAGACTTTAATCCCCACATCGCCAAGGAAGACCCAAGGGTGCAGAAGTGGCGGCATAACCGAACCGACTTAATCAAATGAGATTTCTTCTACCAGACCCATTAGGCAACGATAAACATTCTCAGATGTTTCACTCCAGCGGATTCGCTATTGCCGCTGGTGTGGTAGCTGTAGCTGCCGCTGGAACTGCTGCTGGTATTTCAATGTCGGCAGCAGATAGAGCAAAGAAAGCTCAAGGCAAGGCAGCGGCAGCATATAAGAAAGGACAACGCAAAGTTCAAGGAATGATTGATGCGGTTAAAGCACCAGAGTATAACCTTGGAGCAATGATTGGAGATGCTGCACAGATTTCAGAATACAATAGACAGCAAGTAGAAAAGTTTCAGCCCGGAGCAACGGCATTAAGAGCAAGATCAGTTGGTCAAATCAACAAAGCAATGGATGTTACTGACCAATACTTGAGGGGAGAAATCCCACAAGATGTCAGAGAACAAACCATGCGTAACATTGCCGAGTTTGGTGGGGCAGGATTTAACCCAGCAACAGCAGGCCGAGCGGGGGGATTCCAAGCAGCACAAGCATTAGTTCCAAGACAATTTGGATTAACTTCGCTTGATCTTCAACGACAAGGATTGGCTGCTACTTCTCAAATTCAAAACACAGCAATGAATTGGCAGCAGTTGGCGAGAGCATTTACAGCAGACCCATTGGATGTAGGTAGGGTTCAACTCGGATTCCAAACAGCAGCAGCAGAAGTAGGATTGCAAAAAGCAAGAATGACTGCTGGAGTTTACCAGAACATCTACGGAGCAAACAAAGAAAACATCGCCGCAAGTTACGCTGCACAGCAAGCAGTCGGCCAAGGTGTATCTGACATCGGCAAGGCTACTTCTGGAGCGTTGATGGGCATGAGTAATATTGGTGCTGCACAACAAGGACTTTCGTTTGGTGCTGGCGGTATGGGTGGAGGTATGGGTGGATATGCTCAAATGCTTGGTGGCGCGGGAGGTTCTGCTAATTATGTTAGCAGGGTATCGAATCCTAATTTACAATATTTAGGTGGACAAGTAGATACAATGACAGATACTTATAAAGGCCCAAGATTGCAACCATCAGCCTCTGCTTCAAGGGCATTAACAGGAGGATACGGATAATAAAAAGCTATGTCTATCGCAGAACTCATAATGACAGGAACCAATCGCGCATCGGAATCTACCGCATGGGTTGGAGATTCTTTGGCTAAACTTGGTCAGAATGTAGGACAAGCGTTAGCTCAACGCGAGCAGCAGAAGCAAGCGCAGGAGATGCTACCATTCTTGCAACAGAGTATGCAGGAGTCGATGAATCTTGCTGGAAAAGGACAGACTGGCGAGGCGTATGCGAAGCTGATGCCATTCTTGACTGATCCATCAGTTGCGAGGAATCCATTTATGATGCCAGCATTGGAAGCTGGAATTAAGATGAATCAAGTGGCAGCGGATGACTTCTTGAGGAAGAGTCAGATTGAGGCAACCAAAGAAATGTATGGTGCAAGGTCAGATTACCAAAACTCCCTTCTTGGGTTAAGACGAGATCAAGCAACAGCAAAAGCTGAAGTGGACGCAAGAAAACTCGGTATCCAAGAAGAACGCCTTAAACTTCAAAGGGAATATTACGATGCGCGAGATGAAAATGAAAAAGCTCGTATTGATATTCAATTGCAACGACTTGATTTAGATGAGGAAAGGCTTGATTCAGACATTGCTTATAGGCAGCAAAAACTTGGATATGGTCAAGATACTTCTTTCCAACAATCGTATGAGGGCGCGGCAGGCATTGGAGGGCCAAGGAGTGCGGGAACTCCATTAACTTCAACTGATAGAACAACAATCGAACAAGCCGCACAAGATGTTACAAATGCTGTGCTACTTCCAGATGAAGTTCCTCAACCAGCAACAGGTATTCCAGCAATGGTAACTCCGACAACCGAAACTCCAGTTGCAGCAACACCAAATCAACCATTTACTTTAGAGTCTCCCGCCGCATCCTTTACCCAACTTGGAGCAAAACCATACGAGCCAAGTGAGCGATTGCTTGAGACATTTGCAAAAAATTCTGATAAGTATAACTCCGCAAGTCCTAAAGAGAAAAAGCAAATGAATTCAGAAAGGAGTATCGTTTACGATAATCAAGATGCGCTTCAAAATGATTTGCCAAATTTAAATACTGAGCAAATTGGATTCACTCAAGTTAATGCTGGAGTAGTTGATCCAGAGCTGGTCGGTATCAAATACCTACGCAATGTAGAAAAAGGTCGTAATGCACAAGGTAAGATAACCGGATACGAACCAAATAACGGAGCGGCGGCAAGTATTGAAAGATTGCAAACAGCATTCAATGTCGTAAATGGAAGGCGAGATTTGCGCGATCTTTATGCAAACGCAGGTGGATGGCAGAATGTAGAAATCAAATCCGTTCCAGCTTCAAAGGGTAATATTAAAGAGGGTGAAATTGAAGATGTTTCGGCAAGTTTTGAAGTTATCAATAAAAAGAATAGAGAACAAAAAGTATTGGTAACAGGAAAAGATGCTGAACTTTTACAATCTATTGAAATGGTTGTTCCTATTTCCAACACAAACAAAATGGATAGGGTTTATCTTAAAGGACAACAACCTACCACCACTCCCGCACCAACTCAAGGTGGACTGCCAGCGACTCAACCTCCACCAGCCGCAGCAATTCCAGAAATACCAGAAGAGGCAATGGCTCTACAAAAGTTAGTCGATCAAGGACAAGTCGCTAAAGCTGGAGAAACAGCCAAGAATGTTGAAGCGCGGATTAAGGATATTGACGCACAAATCAAGCGGTTGAGTTCTACAACTATTGAAAGAGGCGGTCGCCTTGCGTCTGAAGGAAATATACCTGCAAGAAGTAAAACATCAGAAGAAGCTCAAGCTGACATTCAAAAAATTGCACAACTTAAAAAGCAAAAGAAGATATTGCAAGGAAAGTATGATACTCCACAAGAAGTTGGTGAAGCATTGCAATCTGGATTATTGACAAGAGCGCAAGCGGATTCTATTCTCAAAAACCAATTCAAGATGCAATGACAGCAGAAGATTTTCTAAATCAATACGATCCTTCTAATAAAAGGAGCGTAAGTCAAGAACCTGCATCCAGCACAACATCATTTTTAGATCAATACGATCCATCAATAAATAAAAATATAGAACCAGAGTCATCTGGATTCTTGCGCCAAGCTGCTGATATACCTATTCAGTTTGCCAAGGGTGTAGGTAGTGCGGTGAGGGGATACACGGATTTGTTTGGCGCGGATAATGAAGTATCCAAATCCATCGCTGGTTATGAGGACTACATGGATAGCATACTCTCTGCTGAATCAAAGAAAGATTCCAAGCGAGTATCAGAGCTTCTACAGAAGGCTAAAGATGGTGGATTCTTAGATAAAGTTGCGGCGGGATTTGAAGCGTTTGCATCTGCACCAGCAGAGATGACTGCAAATACTTTGGGGTATATGGTTCCCCAATTAGTATTTGGTGTGGCAGGCAAAGCCGCGCAGTTGTCTAAAGCCGCGCAGGTTGGTCTTACTATTGGAACTGGATTTGCCCAAGGCGTAGGTATGGGTAAGGGGAATATCTACCAAGGCACTAAAGACTATCTTCGTGAGCAAGGTGTCCCAGAAGATCAGATTGAGCCTATCGCTTCACGGGCGCAAGCGTATAATGGCAAAAACTTGGATCAACTTCTTCTCAGCGGTGGACTGAACGCTCTCGCCGCATCTACGGGTGCTGAAGCTATTTTGACTCGCGTTCTTTCCAAACAAGGTAAGGATGTAGGTGAAGATATTATCAAAGGTATCTTGAAAGGTATTGGCACAGAATCCCCAATTGAAGGTGTCCAAAGCGCACAAGAAGCGATTGCTCCTAACATAGCACTACAGAGAGAAGGATTTAATGTCCCGACATTTCAAGGTGCGATTGAAAGTGCTACAACCGGAATCGTTGCTGGAGGCGTTGTCGGTGGCGCGGCGGGTGCTATCGAAGCTGCGAGTCCAGAACAGAAGGCTCTTACCGATATTGAAAAGGAAGCTAACCGCAGGATGCGCGACTTGGAATCTGATAATCCAGCAGCGCAAGCACTCTCTACAGAGATCACAAGGCTGGAGCGGGGCATTGATAACAAACGACAAGACTTGGATGCACTTGAATCTACTTCACCAGAAGCGAGTAGCTTGAGACTGGACATCGCGGCAGACCAAAAGAAGTTGGCTACACTTAAAACTGAAGCTGCCAAGTTTGGATTATCGGAAACGATAACCACGATAGAAGAACAGCAGGCAGCGTTAGCAAAAACGATTACCGCACCCGCAGAGCCAACTGTCAAGCAATCCTTGACAGTTCAACCTACGCAGGCCGCACCAGTAGAACAAGTAGTCACGCCACCAGTAGAGGTTGCGCCTGCGCCAAAGGTTAAAGGCGATTTTACACCCCCTCAAAATTGGGAAGAAACATATAAGGCAGCAGTTGAAGGATCGCTACCAGAAAAAAGTTTTTACTCAATGTATCCAGATGAGTTTTTACTTACTGTATCACAATCTACAGATGATAATGCAACATTAAATAGTGTTCTTGATAAAATTGATCCAGAAAAAAGTAAAAATAAAAAAGGAGAATATGTCGTATGGGAAATTGCTACACGACCAAATATTTCAAGCGAAGTAAAAGCGCGTGCCGAAAATTTGTTTAAGCAAATAGCTCCAGAAAAAAATATTATTCAGCCAGTTCAGTTTGAAAATATATCAGAAGAACAACAAATTTCTGATATTAAAAACAAAGGGATTGAAGCAACGCATTATTCAAAAGCCCCGATGGAGCTTAAAAAGGAAGCAGATTTATCTGAATCATTTGATAATGTTTTTGATAATGGATTCTATGCGATGGAGCCAAGCGATGAATTATATTGGTCTTATATTTATAAACTTGGAAATTATAAAAATAAAATAAAAGTAAATCCTAAAAATCCTATTCTAATTACTCCCGAAACATTGAGAAAATATGGATATGATGCAATTAAACAAAGAATTGATAATAAAGATTACGATGCAATTATTGTAAGGGGATGGAGGGAAGATCAATATCAAAAAATAACCGACCTTGCAGAAAAGAATTTACAAAAAAACATTCCGCAAGGAAAGGCTACCAAGGAACAAAGAAATGCAGAACTTGATAAGGCATCACTTAAACTTCTTAATGTAAGTTGGGACGACTACAGCAAGTTGAGTGATTCAAATTGGAATCAAAATCAAATATTCATACCAACAAATCTTGCTCCAGAAATTATATCAACCACCCCCGCAGTATCGGAAACGATAACCAAACCAAAAATCGGACAAAAAGGCGGCGTTCTAATCCCTACCAAAGAAGACTTCATCCAAGCAGGACAGAACATCTACGAGGCTGGCATGGAGTTTGGTGCTTGGGCTAAACAGATGATCCAAAGATTCGGTGATGCGGTCAGAGAATTTCTTGGGGAAGTATGGCAAGCGGTGAGTGGTGCGCCAGCGAAGTTGAATGAACTGATGGGGTATCTTCCTAAGAAGGGTGAGACTGGTGCGGTCAATGTTGGTAAGGGTAAGATAGGGGAAAAAGCTAAATCCGTAGAAAAGCCAGCACAACCTGCTCCAGAACAACCAACGCCTACACCAGAGAAGCCAACCGAACCTGTAACAGAAACCCCATCAGCAGCCCGTAAAAAAATAATGGGCGAAGAGATTGGTGAGTTGAAAGACACACCAAAAAACATCATAGCTAAAACCAAGGCATTACTTCGTGAAAGAGTATTTGATCCTACCAAAGTAACCGAACAGAATACGATTGAAGCATTCCGTGCGCTTGGAAAGCTGACTGGCAATAAGCAAGAAAGAAGGGATTTTGCTGATGAACTCAATGATATTGCTGCGATTGTAGAAGATACTGGCGCGGCTTCTGAAGTAAGCATGGGAGCTGCATTGTTCGTCAATGACCTCTTTGAGTATGCTGTAAGGCTGGCAGCGGAAGGGCAGAAGATGATGCTTGGCATAATGATGACCAACATCAATCGGTTGCCAACAGGAACGGAAGGCCGAAGTGATGCTGGTAGGGCATTGCGAGCAGCAAGGGAGATGAAAGATACCTTCCTTACTATGGCGCAAGCCGAGCAGGATGCTTTCATTAACTACGCCGCTGAGTTCGTTTACGGCCCGAACCCAACCAAAGAACAAGTTGACTCTATCCAGATCGGATACGATGCGGTAGAGAAAGTTGAAGAACCAACTGCTGAAGAATTGACTGATGAGCTTAATGAAGTAGGCAAGAAGACAGGCACAGATTTGGTAGCAAAGATTGAAGATGAGATTGCTCAAGCTACATCTACTGCTAAAGACCCGATAGTAGCGGCGATGTTGGCACTTCAAAAACTTGGCGGTGGAACAATTGAAACTAAATACCTACCATATAGTAAAAGAGCGAGTTCTCGATTTGAAGGTGTAAAGAAAATCCTAAAAGAAGGATTGAGTAACTATCGTCAAAAGATGGTTGAGGGTGCGGCTACTGGATTGGAAACTGGATTCTGGAAAACATTATCTAACGAAGAAAACAAACCCGGTTCACTTGGAGAATTGGATGCAGCACAAAACCGAGAGCTTGGAAGCATCGTTAAAAGTATGCTTATATCTCTTGGATTAAAGGGGACTCCACCCAATACCAAGATGTCTATCTACGAACAGGTTGCCAGTATTCTTGGGGAGAAACCACTTTCACAAGACAAGATCAAACTTGCTGATGAAAATATTAGGGCTGAAATCAAACGGAAGAGGGAGAAAGAACTGGATGATACCGAGGATTCAGATGAGCAAGATGCTATCAATGTTAAGTATGATGGCATAGAAAACGCATGGGATAAAGCAATGGCGCAGCAATTGGATATGCCAATAAGCGAATCCACTTTACGCCGACTTATCTTCAATGAACTAAAAGAAGAAAATACAAGCATCGTCAAACTTGTGAAAATGATGGATGAAAATCCAAACGATGCAATAAGCAAGCAAGATGGTTTGATAAATGCAATCATTGAAAAGATTTCTAAAATTAAATTTGTTTATCCAAGTTCTGCTGATTACACCCTTTTAAAAGAAAACTTAGAGAACCAACTTCAAGGATTGATTCAAGAAAGGTTGCTTAAAGAAGCGGCGGCAAAAGCTAAAGCGAAGATAGCTAAAGAAGCTAAAGGTAGTGTTGATTTGCAAGCAGAGAAAGCAGAGAACGAAGCGCAAAAACAGATTGATGAATTTGCGAAAATTCAATCAGACACAATTTCTTGGTTTGTAGAAGCTAAACCAGCAAAACAAAAAGTTGAATCTGTATTAAAAACAATACGCAAAGCAATACGAGATGCGTTGAAACTTGATGCTGGTGAAGCAAATGATTTTGTTCAAAAATGGAAACCTGCATTCATTGAAAAACTTGTTAAACTTGGAGTTAAAGATTCTTCTGCATCAATACTTGCAAGTGTAGTTGGAAGGCAGATCGAAGTAAATTCGATGTCAAAAAAGATAGAACTTCAACAAAATGAAGTTGATAGTCAGATGCAGAAAATACAAAACCAAGCAAAATCTGAAATAGGTAAACTTGCCAAGATTCAATCTGACACTCCATCATTTGAGGTGAAGCTACCATCCGAGGCGAAAATGAATCCCGTCCGTGATGCAGTAAAAAATGCCTTGAAGTTGAATCTGAATAAGATGTTTGATCCGAAGCAATCCGGAGAAATCATTTCTAATTTCAAGAAGTCATTTGTGAAAGAACTCAAGGGATTGGGTGTTGAAGAAACAGCAGCAGACATTCTTGCTGATGTGGTAGGAAGACAGATTGAAATCAACTCTCTAAACAACCAACTCAAATCCATTGATCGTGCGATTGAGAAAGGATCAATCTCGGAAATTGTTAAAGCAATCAAAGATACTCCGCTGGAAGAGCAACAGAATCCTAACTGGAGATACGAAGTCATGCGTGACTACCTCCGCAGGGCAGGATTAAATGTCGCCCAGTCTGAAAGGATTGCGAAGTTGATGGACATCTCGCTCCAGAAACGCTTCACAATGGCGCAGGAGCAGGCATTCACAGATGCTATCAGTAAGACTGCACCTTGGAAAGCTGGAGATACAAGAAGCCGCCGCGCCTTCCAAAAGGTATTGCAAGCCCTCCGCGCTGGCGCATTAGACCCAGCAAGGAATGTATTGAGTGACATGGCGGCATTGAATGGATGGACTGGGTTTACTCCAGAGCAATACAAAGTCCTACTCAAGAATGACGCTATCCTCTCTAATCCAGAGTCGGCTGATGCAACAAAAGCTGAAGCGCACAAAGCAATCCAAGATGTAATTTCTAAAGCCAAGCTACCCATCCGCGCAAGAGATGTCATCGGGCAATACTACGATGCTCAAGCATTGAGCGGTATTCCTACCTTAACTGTGAACGCATTCTCACCAATCGCATTTGCTATGCGAAATGCTATCGTTGAGATTGGATCAGGAACACTCAAAGGTAATCCGAAGGCTATTACTAATGCAGCTACTGCCCTTGTAGATTCAATCAAGTCATGGGCGAATACAGTAGCCTTCTCTTTCAAAAACAATGTCACAGTCTATTCCAATGTGGATTACATTGTGAACGATGACAATCTCCTTCGACTTTATCGCAAGGGCGTTGATCAATTCACGAAGAGTAAGAACCCAAAAGAACGAGCAGACGGAGTAAAGAACATGATGGTTGGTATGATGGACTATGTTCGTCGTATGTTGAATGCTCTCGATTACGGAGCGATTGCCTCACTTCAAAATCAGAACATCAGCAAGTATTCGATGGCGGTAATGAAACGGCAAGGGATGTCTACCAAAGAAGGCAACGAAATGTTTGCGGTGATGATGAAAGCTAAGAATGATTTCTACCTTGAGCAAATCGCTATCGGAACCGATAAAAACAAAGCAAGCATTCTCGCGGATGAGTTCTACATTTCTTCATGGAATAATGCTCTGACTAAAGCGGGGGTAGAGAAGAGTGATATTAAGCAAGCAATGGATGCCGCGATCAACGATGCGTTGTCCTCAGTTGGTAGGAATAGGCAGTCACTTGACTCTTTGAAAGACGAGTCAACCAAGTTGAAAGACGCTGGCGTTGCTTCGATGCCTGCCTTGTGGTTGCTGGAGTCAATGGCAAGCGCGTCCAATCAAACTGAAAGCCAGATTTTGAAATTGTTCAGCCGAATAATCTATGGATATGCCATCGTCCCTGCTCGCGTGATTCGTGAAACAGCTTGGTTCTCGCCATACGGATTCGTGCGCTTTGGATATGATTGGTTGGCAAAAAAGATGAATAAAACATCTCCTTACGCTCAGTCACTCGGAACTGATGTTCAGTATAGCCAAAGGCTAAACGAAGCCATTGCTGGCACTGTAGCATTGATCGCTCTTGCGTCCCTCCGCGCTGGTTCAACCGACGAGCCAGAGGAAGATGAGTTCAAGATAGTATTTACTGGTAACGGCCCGAAGAGAAGCGACGATCCTCAGTTCTACGACTCTTGGTATAAAGCAGGCAACAAGCCAAACACCATGAGCGTGTATTTCGGGAAGTCTAAATTTGACTTGAACATGATGAGAGGATTTGAGGCATTTACTTGGCCCGCCATGACGCTTGGTGCGTTGGATGATTTGGAGATTCGCAAGAAACAAAAGCGAGATGCAAAGACTGGAACTCAATTGGAAGACGCGAGCATTGTAGCTGGGTTTGTATTCGACGCAGCACTTCGTCGCGGGCCATATGCTTTCACTACAAAATCACTCTTCGGAACATACGGAGACATCGGTGTAGAGGGCGTTGCCAAAGGGTTGACCTTCCCCGCAAAGACTCTGATTCCAGTATTGGGAACAAGCCTTGCAAGTAACATTTCAAACTTCATCAACGACCCGATTGATAGACGCACTCTGGATGGTGCGGTATGGTCAAACATCCCATTCATCGGGCCTGCCGTAGCACCGAAATCTTTGAATGCTTTTGGTGAACCTGCGCTTTCAACTGACTTCGCAAGCAAAATGTTTAAGCTCGGAGTTCCGATTGTCTATGACATCCCGACTGACAGAGAATCAATCATGCTCCATGAGTTAGTCTTGAGTAAGGGTGGTGGGCCAAGCATTCCGACCCGGAATCAGCTTGCACAAAGGCTCGACAGAGACCCGACCAACAAAGAATACGAGATGTTCGTGAAAGAATATGGCGCGGTTCTCACGAAGTCCATGAAGAAGAATTACGAGAAACTTTCTGCGATGAAACCGGAGGCTTACAGCAAGGTTGTTGAGCGAATCGGTAATCGTGCAAGGGACATCGCGGAGAACAAGGTTAGGGTAGCTACAAAAAAACCTTGACACCCGCAGAGGCTGATGTAGATTGGTTCTGCAAACTGCATTGGGTTTGTTTCATGTTATTCATTAGGGGACGCACCTCGGAGAAATTCGGGGTGCGTTTTCTGTTATCGGAACCGATAAAAATATTTTCTAAAAAGTATTAAAAATCTATTGACACGATAATCGGAGGGTGTAGATTTGCCTTGTGAACGGCACAACCTCCGTCCATAAAAACCTAATGAAAGATACACCAACAGTAAAAAAAGAAGTAGCAGAAAAACCAGCAGTGAACTCAGATTTCCAACGCGAGATTTACCTCCGCTTGGTATCATCGGCAGCAGCAGACGGACGATTCCTCTTGGGAAATCTTCCCAATGCACAGGCAGTAGTCAAGCAGGGCGACCACCTCAAAGGTGTAGCTGAAATCCTTGCCAAGTGCTACGAGTAATGGACGACATCTATCGCACTCGCCGACCCTCTGACGAACCAGACAATGACGATCACGAATAACTTCGGGCTACCCGCCCCTATGTTTCGCGCTCTTTCCCATGATGGGTATATGGCAGGAACAAAGAAGGCAGACATCTCAGTAACTACCTTGATCGGGCCACCTAAAATCAACCAACTTAAGAAACGCTACTCTGACCAGATCGTAGAAGACGCATCCGATAGGGTGTGGGCATTACTTGGTCAGTCAGTGCATAAAGTTCTTGAGCTGGCTGGAGGCGAGGATGAGATGACTGAGAAGCGTCTATACAAAGAGATCAATGGATGGACGCTGACCGGACAGACTGACCTCTACGAAGTGGAGAAAGGAATCCTTTCTGACTTCAAAGTAACTTCAGTCTTCTCATTTCTTCTCGGACAAAAATCTGAGTGGGTAGCCCAACTCAACTGCAACGCCCTACTTTGGAGAGAGTATGGCTACTCCCCAAAGAAACTCCAGATCGTCGCTATCCTTCGTGATTGGCAGGCAAGCAAGGCTGAGTTTGACAAAGAGTATCCTCAGTGTGCAGTCCACATTGTAGACATACCTCTTTGGGATAACGAAGAGTGCATAGCCTACGCTACGGAACGGATCAAACTCCACCAAGCGGCGGCTGAAATGCCAGACGATACCATTCCATGCTGTGATCCAAAGGAACGCTGGGCTAAACCAGATACCTTTGCCATCAAGAAGGACGGAAACAAACGAGCAGCAAAAGTGTGCGAAACATTTGAGGAAGCACAACAACTCCTTCCTACCTATGGCGCGAAACACTCAATCGAAAAACGAAATGGCGGGGATATGCGATGCGAGCGTTATTGCTCAGTAGCACCCTTCTGTCACTACTACAAAGCAACCTATGGAAATAAAGGAACTGCTGAGTAAAAATGTTGAGGGACTCGATGAGTCTCTTGATATGCTCAAGCACTACATCCGCGAGACACTAATCTGGCGGCATAGAGCAAACGAGTTAGCCAGCGCAATAATTGCAAACGAACCAGAACACGACATAACAATGATGGCAGCGTCCATCCACAAACAATTAGCAAACAAACCAAATGAGTAAGAGACTACCACCTATTGAAAGACTGACGATGCTGCCAGAAGAGAACAAGCAAGAAGCATTAGATTGGATGGCAAACCAACCTCCAGCAAGCATAGACGAAACAGTTGATCCAATCAGTCGATGGGAAATCCGAATTTCCCTCGGTGGGTTAGCGGACTTCTATTATATCTACGACAAAGCAACTAAAGAAATCAAAGAACTGGAAGTAAATATTGACAACCGGTAATGAGAATTAATCCTACAACCAAATTTGCCTTAATAGGTATTATATTAGGATTCACAGCAGGTATAATTTGTGGAGCATTATCCGCAACAATGACATTAATATTAAAATGAGTAACCAATTAGAAGGCATCGAGCCTAAAGACATCATCAAGAAAGTAACAGGGAAGATCACTAAACTCTTTCCAGAGAAGCAACACGAAGGTAACTACGGCCCATACACCATCCAGAATGGTGAGATTGAAGTGGATGGGAAAACATACAAACTCGCCTTCTGGAAGAATACACAACCAGAATCTGCGAAGGGTAGGACAGTCACCTTGTCCTCGACTCGCGGCAAGCATGGTCTGAACGGAGTTACCTTTGAAGAGGAGTCCTACAAGAACAAAGAAGGTCAGCAGATTCACAACCAAGTCATCAAGGTTTCAGCTTCGGCGAAGTTGGAATACGATGGCGTGAGTGAAGAACCTGTCCGTGTTGCATCAACACCCAAGAGTATCGTAACCGATAATCCCGAACAGGAACTTGATCGCATCGTGGAGACTCACCTCTACATTGATAGCCTTGTCCGTATGGCATACCTTGGAAAGGTAACAGATGAGGAGACTCTTCGGGCGTATGTCTCGTCGGTCTTCATCGAAGCTAATCGGAAAGGAATCTCCATCTCCAAGTCAGAACCAAAGTCAGAACCTAAAGTGGAGGAACCAAAAGCAGAACTCGACCCCGCTGACTGGGCATCTGCTATCGTCCCAAGCGGATCGCACAAGGATAAAAAACTCGGTGCAATCGGCAAGCCTGCACTCACTAAACTCTACCAGTTTTACTTGGAGAAAGGATTTACAACTCCCTTCGCTAAGTGCGTAGAGCAAGCCGCAATAGACCTCAACCTCGATGCCCCTGTTGAAGAGGAAGCAGACGAGATTCCATATTGATTCTGTTCCTCCCAGAACACCCAACCTAATAACACCAAAATGAAAAAGAAACCAGAATTAGAATTGTTCAGCCCAACTCAAGAGGGAATCATTGTCCCTCTGTCAAAATACCTAACTCAAATGGCCGAGTATGTTAAGACCGAATGGCCGGGTATCAACATCACCGAAACCCACATCAAGAAGGCATGGTCGAAGGTAACGAAGAACGAATACCTTGAAGACGATGCACCAGATGAAATGCTAGAGATGTTTGAGAAAATGTCAGCAGACTTGGACATGGCCGAGGAAATGGCAGAAGAACGCTTGGCTAATCCCGTAGTGGAAGAAGTTGAGGTTGAACTGACCGAAGATGAACCTATCGAAGAACCAGTCAACGAATCGCTCGCCCTCGTGGAGAGCGTGAAGAACGGATTGGAACTCTCCTCATTCACACAGAAGTTCGACATCGGATCGGGAATGACTCAGTGCGTTCCTAAAGGTGAAGTAGATATGAAGGACTGGGTGGCAGCATTCGCCTTCGGTTTGACTCTCGAAAGCGGGGCGCAATGGATCATTGGCGACTCAGTAGTAGCCTTGGAGAATGCAGGGCATGAGGATGTAGTCAATCAACTCTGCTCCCAATTCAAGAAAAGTTATCCGACTGTTTCTGGTTATGCCCGTGCCTGCCGTGCTTTCCCTGCTGACAAGCGTGACCCTGCCCTTCCATTCACAGTCTATCGTGAGATTGGCAACGCAAACTTCGGAGATGACAGCACCAAGAAACAGCAGGAGCTTCTTCAAGCCGCGAAGACCGAGAAGCTATCCTCAACTGAGGTTAGGAACCGAGTGCGTAGCGAGCAAGGTAAAGACGACAAACCATCTGGTCATCGTTTCCTGCTCCTCAACATGGGCAACTTCTCTAACTCGGAAGTCCTCCGCTCCATGCCGCAAGAAGTAGAAGAACACCAACTCTTAATCGACCTGTCCGACAAGTCATGGTTCGATCCAGCAGAGAACGAATGGCAGAGATTCTTGAAGGAGCAATAATGAAACCAACATGGTTCCACACGCCTGAAATACAAAAGAAAGCCTTAACCGCAAGACTGGCTTCCGAAAAATGGAAAGAATCCAGACAAAAAATTGTCGAGATTTGGAAAAGTCCAGAGAGTAAAAAACGAAATCTTGATGCTCGTAAAAAAAGTTCCGCTTGCAAATCGGCTACAAAAAAAATGATTGAAGTAATGATGCAGAGTGAGAAATGTAAGGCTGGTTTAAAGCATCATGCTGGACGAAAGTGGCATCTCCGAAGTCCTTCAAATGTAGAATATCATTTCTTAAATTTGTCTGAGTTCATTCGCACACACTCACACTTATTTGATGCAGATGATATTCCAGTCAAAGCGCATCGTGGAATTCAAGGGCTTCGACCTTCAGATACTCGAAAGCGAGTGAGTGGAACTTGGAAGGGTTGGACATGGATTTCGTTTTGCGAAGTCTTTTACAACTCAGGCGATGACCTATTAGATAGAAATGTAGAAACAAAATAATTTATGTCAGAACAAACACCACAAAACGAAACCTCGAAAGCTATCCTTGAAGCGTTTACCTTCATTAAGTCAGCCGACGAGACACTAAACGAACGAGTCCATGCAATGGCAAGCCTGTTGCATACAGCAAGCATGATGGTTATCAAATCAGAATCCCGTAAGGGTGAAGGGTTTGAGTGCATCAAGTATCTGGAATTGGCATTCATGTATTATCAGAATGCTCAGTTCCGCAAGCGATTTGATAAGGAAGAGGAGAAAGAAGAGCCTTCTCGGATTATCAGCTAACCATTAAGACAACAAAAAAGCCCACCTTGGATTTCTCCTTGGTGGGCTTCTTGCTTTTTAGATTAGGCTACTTCTTTTGGAGCGAGTGAGATTGTTGGATCGACTTCCCCATCCGCTAAGACATCAAGCCTCTTCAGTTTGGTATCTAACTTCTCGCAGATAGACTCTTCAATCCCTACGCCAGCGGCATACACGATGTATTGCAGGGACTTTGACTTACCGCCCGACCTATGGACTCGGCCTAAGACCTGTTTAAGATCGAAGACCGAAGGTGAAGGCATGATTAGCGCAACTCGCGGATGGTTGCCGTTGAGATCGTGAAGGTTTAGACCTTCCCTGCAAGCTTGTATGATGCCAACGATAACCCGTGAGTCATCGCGCTGGAAGGCATCAATGTTACCTCGCCTTTCCATCTCATTCTGTCCTCCATGGATTGAGCAGTTAGTCTTTAGCTCATCCAGAATGAACTTGCGTGTCTCCGAGTAGTTCACCGCAACGAATACGGAGTTACCTTCTTCGATCATATCTCTCACCATAGCGCAAACAGCCGGGGCTTTGTGGAGTTCGATCCGTTGTCTTGCACGGGTTTGTTCTGCCAGCACATTGGCTGAGAAGTTTTCAAGACCGCGCAACTCCTCGATTCGGTTGCAGAGGTCATCGTATTCGCCTGCAATCTTCTTGGCGTTGTCCATATCAAATGCCTTGGCCTTAATCAGAGTCTCAGGGAATGCGTCACCGAGGTCAGAGTGTCGAAGGCGATTGCCTCGCTCTGGATAGATGCGAGAGTGCAACTTCTTCAAGACAGAATGCCCTCCAGTGAACTGCATCCCAAATCGGGTCTTCCTGCATCCGTTCTGACTGAGGAATCGGAAATAGTCTTTCCCGCCTTGGTGCAGGCCGAGGAACTGACCTAACGCCCATAGCTTTGTTGGATCGTCTGCAATGGTAGCAGATAGAGCAATAGCAGGGATGTTCTGAACTACTGAATCTCTGACCAGATAGGCGTTTTGCGTTGCCTCGCCTTTGCCTCTGTGAACCTCATCGAAAATCAACATAACATCGGGCGGCAGCATGAAGCGAAACTCTTTCTTCTTCTCATCTGTCCATCTACCCATCTGGCTCTTTCCAGTTTTAGTCCATTCCCATCCGCAAATCTCAAATACCTCAACGCCCATCATCTTCGCGGCCCTATGCCAGTCGGTTGTAATGGGTTTGGGACAGATAACCGCAACTCGTTTACCAAGCTCTCTGGCAATTCCTAAAGCACAGAATGTTTTACCAACACCAGTGGAATGGCCGAGTAGGGCGCGATTATACTTATTCATGGAGGCAACGCCCATCTGGACGCTGGTCAACTGATACTCTAACAAGCCTTCGGGGTGAAGTAGAGGGATTAGTTCTAACTCTTGAACCGCTTCTTGTTGAGTATCGGTTACGATAATCTGCTTAAATTTAAGCTGATCGTCTGACCACCAAGTCAACTGCCACTCATCGCGGAACTTTCCAAGCTGGATGCCAGCGTCACCCATTTGCTTTTTGAAAAGTTCCTTGTCCTCTCCGTAGACTTTCCAAAAAGCCTGTTCGATAGGAGCTTTTTTGAGGAGTCGGACTCCTCGTTTAGTATTGAGTTGAATGGGTTGCGACCACTCAACTGTTGCCATCAAATCGTGGATGTTCATGGATTCCTCCTTGCACGATCAAGAGCCGCCTTGCATTGCATCATAAGGAGAGAGTCAGAATCGCCGTAGCAATCCAAGACTGCTTCCAGTGCTTCCATCATTTCCCGCTTAACAGACTCTCCAGAAAGCGGGGAGTCCTTGTAACGGAAGAGGGGTTTCTGTTTGTGCATGGTAAATGTTCTCATTTTGTCTTTTTGGTTGGTTGTGGTTTTGGATAAACCGAAGAACGGAACTTCGGAACATTGTTTTCGCAGTGGCGAATGATGCGGATGTATGCCTCTGGTGGAAGGCAGGTCGGTTGGTTTTTTTCTGTTGCACTCATGGTTTTTCTATTTTGGGTTGCGTTGTGGAGGGAAATTCATTTGACAATCTAAGGGCATTTTGTAAATACTCAACTATGAACAAAACACCCGAATTGGACAGCGAAAAGTTAGGCCGAGGGAAAGGCAGGAAGAAATGGGACATGGAGAGAATTGAAACTCTATTCATGGGAGGGGCTGAGATGAGCGACATTTTGAAGTTGCCTGAGTTCGCTCAAATGAGCAAATTCTACTTGAAGAATTGCATGGTGAAAGGGAAGTGGATCGAGAAGAGGAAACGCCTGAGAGAGCAAGTGGCGAATGTCGTTGCGCCAAAGTTGGAAGACCTGATGGTAGCAGAAACCGCTAATCATTACCAATTTATGCTGCGCGAGATTGCAGCGGAGAGAAAAGAAATTGAGGGGAGACACAAAGCGGGGAACATTAAAGAACAAGCGCAGCGTTTGGATATTCTCGCGGAATACGAGAAAATTGCCACAAGAGCGTTGGGACTGGATGAGAATAATATGCACGACAGAAAGGGTTTATCGGTTAATGCTATGATTCAGCTTCATGTTACTGGCCCACAGAAAGCAGATAAAATCGAAATTGTATCCGGCGAATATGTCCGTGGAGCGGAGGGCATGGAAAACGAGTCAGAATTGGCAACCATAGTGGAAAGCGGAGAGGGATAGGACTTCCCCGCATTTGTGGAGTTTACTTCCAGACAGGGCCGAGGGATTCAAGAAACCGATACATCGGAGTGCCGATTGGAATCAAACGCCGAGTGCCATCACGGCGAATCCATTCGCAATCCTGTAGCCTACCCTTCGCGTCATACCACGCCGAGCAATGGCCGGAAAAGTATGGCGAGGTTATTTTGTGGAGGGCGAATCGTCCAAGAATCCCTCCAGCGGGAAATGTGACTTTTTGGATTTTCATTTTCCTTCGGCTTTAGCGATTGCGGCGCGGGCATGGGCAAGAATATCGGCGCGGGTATCGTTCGGGGAAACGATCATAGCGCAAATATCCTGTAATGTGGAGAGTAACATAGGCGCAGATGCTTTGACCGGATCAAACTTACGTTTGCGTTTTACTTTGACCCATTGAGGGCCGGGTGTGTGGAGTGTATTATTCATGTTTTGTGTTGTGGTTTGTTGTGTTGTGGAGGGGAAAATAGGAGGGGAAGATTATCGGAAACGATCAAAGCCCGTGGAATGCGCGAAAGAAAGAGGAAGGGCATAGTAGCGGAGAGAGAATAAAAGAGAGAATGCGGGGCGAATAGAGCAAATGCGGGAGAGGTTCGGACTCTTCCCGCATAGTGTGGAGGGGATTAAAGCAGGATAAAGGTTAAGATTGCGCCGAGTGTGGAGAGAATAAGCAAAAGACCGAAAAAGCGATTCTTTGCTCTGTTGTATTGATAGGAAGAGGAGAGTTTAGACATAAGAAGAGAAGAAAAGCGGGACGGATTGAACATCCCGCGCATTGGATTAGAATGAGGAAACGATAATACCGCCGTCAAACTCGATTAGCTGCCCGTGGTCTTGAATATATTCGCGGATTTTGTCGTTCACTTCGTCGTCGTCGTTTTCCTCGGTTTCGTCAAAGCCCAATTCTTCGAGGGCATTCGAGAAATGATCGTGCGCCCAATCTTGAAGGCTGGCATACTCGGAGAAGTCACAGCGAATAGCGCAAGTATCGAGTTCGATTTCCTCGCCCGTGCTCTCCTCATACTCTTCGAGATATTCAGCGAGGGCATTCGCACCCGCATAACTCCAATTTGCGTTAGTGTCTTTACGTAGTTCGTCTGCGACTTGTGATGTTGTCAGTGTCATTTTCATTTTTGGGTTTTTTCTATTTGTTGTATTTTGAGTTTAAGCGCGTGAATCTTTTTTGCATCGGTCAAAGACGCAAGTTTGATTTTCAGCGCATAGAGTTGTCTGTTCATGTTGTATTGATTCACAGCCTATCAAATGACAGGTGCGAAAAGTTTTTTTAGTCAAAGAGCAATTTGTGAAATTACCAGCAGAGCCTTATTCAAAGGGCATCCGCAAGCATCACGGGAGACATATTCTCACACTCTCCACAATATGTCAACAGATTTTTTTAACTTATTTTTTAGGGTGACAAGATAGCGCAAAGCATAAACCATGCCATGCTGTAAATAAAAATATATTAGCAGGAACTATGCCAAGCAAAAGACAAGGCAAAGCATCGGGAGAACACGACAAGGCAAACGATGCGTTACTTCGATATATCGATATATAACGATATAACGATACAGCGATGTATCCAATCAGCGGGAATGATGCGAGAAATGCAAAGTGTCGCCATATACAGGAAACCCTATTGCGCAAATGTCACAGCAAAGCGATTCCCCTTTTCCACCTCATCTCCGAAAACGCGATTGCACCCAAAATCCACCAATGCCACTATCCCGCCCGATTGAAACAACGCAATCCTGCGCCAACCTCGCGCAAAGATTATTGCAACTCGCTTGCATTATACTCTATTCACTAATGAGATTGAAAACTTCTGATAATCACATAGCGTCGATAATGGATGCAATGCCAGTCTCAACAACGCCAGCCGATCATTGGCAAGGCTACGCTGTGACACTGGCAACGCAGCTATACTATGAGCATGACACAGGCAACGCATGGCACAGGGCACGGGCCTAAGCAATCTCTTATTCTATAGAGCAGCGACCCCGGCACCGGACTCCCCCATGCACCCATGCGCGGCAGCTCCCAATGCGGAAACCCCTCCCCCCATAAAAACTCGTATTTTGTATGTCAATAAAAATCTCTTGACAGATGTCCTGTCTCACTAAGTCGTATGCTATTTCTAATGTCGTATGCTACTCAATTGTATTTTCTGTGTTGAAATACAAATCTGAATGCTTGAATTGCATTTTCTACTACTCGCATGAGTAGATGGTATCCTGTAGTTTTAGTTTAGGCATACAGGTTGGGAGGATGTATGATTTGTCTTGGAATGCTACTCTGTTCGTTGGTTGGATTGTTAGCCTTCCGTTGGTGAGTTCTATGAAGATGAATTCTTTGTCTTGGTCTGGGCTATCTGACCAGCCATCGTTTAGGTGGGTAGTTGAGAAGAGGTAGGTTCCCTTTAGTATGTTTGGCCCTACTTTGGCTGTTACTTGAAGTCCTGTTAGTATTGGGTTTTGTAGTATGGAGAAGTTATATGAGTAGCAGTTCCATAGTTGGCTCTCTTCTATGCGCCAGTTTTCCAATGCTTCTTCTTTGAATCTTACTGCGTTTGGTGGGATGTTTCTGTAGAGTGCGCCGCCTTTTCTTAGGATGACATTGATTCCCCATGTTCTGCTTGGGATGCTGGTTAGTCCTACCCACATAGCTTCTACTGGCCCGATTGGTTTTTCGTGGGTGTATTTGCTATCTACCCAGATGTAGCGATGAGTTGGCAGTGCGCCGATTTTTGTGTAGTTCATTATCGGTAACGATAATTAGAGTTCTCTATTTTTTAGTTTCATATTGGTCGATGTGAAGGTTAGCCATACCCTTTGGCGGTTTCCTCTGTTATCGGTTATCTCTCCGAGGTTGAACATTCTGTCAAAGTGTTCATCTTCAGTTTTGAATTTATCTATATTGTTTTTGATTAGTTCGAGTATTTCTTGTTCTTGTTTCATATTGTTAGTAATGAGAGTTCCAGTTTTATGTGGTTACTGGAATGGTTTTAATTTTAACCAGAGGTTCACCCGCCAAGGTTTGCCCCCCGCCACAATACCACGTTATTGCATCTCAAATTATTTTCGGGTGTTTATCTCTATGATGAAGCATGCTACCACTATAGTCCATGCTAAGGTTAATGCCATGATTTCGTCAGTCATATTTGAGTTAGTGTGACTCCCATTTTTTCTGCTATTTCTAAAGCTATAGGATCGGTGTGGTAAACATCTTTGTAGAGGACTCTCTTTATCTTATAGGCGGCTATGGCCTTTAGGCAGTCCCTACATGGTAGGCAGGTTGATATTAGTATCTTTCCTTCGCCCGGACTGGTGTATCTAAGTGCGTTCTGTTCTGCGTGTATTACATACTTTGACCTCTCTTCTCTTGATGACCAGTCTTCCTCTACACCTTGAGGGAATCCGTTATACCCTACTGATGCTATGGAGTTGTCTTCTCTGAGTATTACTACCCCGACTTGTCTCCACGGGTCTTTGCTCTTCTTAGCAACTACCTCCGCTATGCTCATGCCGTATTCGTCCCAGTTCATGCTATGTTGAAGTAGGCGTTTCCGTAGCACCCAGACTCTGCAAGTTGCTGTGTGTGTCCGTATGAGTAGAGCGATCTTTCACTTCCATTCACTATCCATTTATCTACTTTGTATTTTGTGAGTTCTATTGGATGCCCGTCATGCGGCGGGATGTCTACCCATTCAAAGATTCTTAATACTTTTGCTGCTTTCAGTGCGTTCTTGATGATTTGTTGTGGATCGTCAGTATGCTGAAGGCAGTTGTATATCCAGCACTCATCGAATCCTTCTTCATCAACATCCTCTCCTCGCTTGATTTCGTAATCAATTCCCTTGGCTTTATACCTCTGATAAGTCCAGTCTGGATACTTTAGCGGATCAATTACAACTCCTCCTCCAAGGTTGATTGTCTTTAGTAGCATGGATGTCGGCCCTCCTCCTATATCGAGGATTGTTTTACCCTCTACATCGAATGAGTAACCTACTTGTTTTAGCCCCATATAACGAGCGTAGACATAGTGTTTCTGATCCTCGTCGAAGGTATTACAGCAGTCTCCCCAATAGTTTGCTTCAAATGTGTAGTCACTCATAGTGAAGGATAGAATCTTTTCATTGCGTTGATTCCATTTCCCTCGGCATACCATCCTGCTCCCGTGTAGACATCCATGACATCTGAGAAGTATTTCTCATACATTGGAGCTATGGCTTGCAGTGTAAAGTTTTCTCCGAATGCGCGGCAGTCGTATGGGTTGATCCTATCTATGTTTTTGACTGCATCTACGAAGTCACCCATCGTTCGGCAGCGGTATCCAGTTACCCCGTGGATGTTGTTTTCTGTAAAACTTCCCCAGTCTGTAGTTATAGTAGGAGTGCCAGAAAGTAGGTTTTCTATCTGAACTCCACCGAATGGTTCTACATACATAGATGGAAGGAAGGATGCTTTAGCATTTGCCATTAACCTCTTTCTGGTAGGCACGTCGGCATATCCGACATACTCAACATGGCTTGGTAATTGATAACCTTCCTCTTTTTGTCCTGCGATTACCAATTTTACGCCTGCTTTTTGAGTGGCTTGGATAGCTACATCTACTCCTTTTCCGCTATATACTCGTCCAAGATAGAGAAAGTAATCTTCTTTCTTGGGGTTGAAGTCAAAATCCTCTACATCGAAGTAGTTTGGGATTACCACGTCATACCAGTCTTGATTGCAGTTTCCTACATTCTGTAGCCCGCAGTAGGCATGGTAGATTGCGTAGGATTCCCATACTTTCCACCTTGCCCAATGTCCACCCGCATATCCAATGCCCGGCTCAACTGTGATTAGGTCTGGATGCGCGTCACAGATTGGACGAACACCACTACCCCAGAATGGTAGAATAAAGTCATGCTTGTTCTTCCTCTGCCCGATCTCTTTAATAGCATTCTTGTAGAATGTTTGGTAGGCATGATCGTTGGTATCGAACTTAAAGAATGTCTTACGCCAATCATGTGATCCGTAACTCTTCTTGAAGTCATGGTTGGTTAGGACTGGAACGTGTTCTGTGCAGATTAGATCAGAGTCCTCATGGCCGTAATGGATTACTGTATGTCCACGTTCGGTCATCATCTTGCCGAACTTAACTACCTTTTGGGTGTAGGCACAGGCGTTGAATTCCTTGGAAGAAACTGTGTGCGGAAGTCCAAGGACATGGAAGGTGAATTTATCGTTAACGATACTCATAGGTTGATTAGCATTTTCTTTGCCCATTCAGGCGTGTTCTCATCTACTTTTACTGTCCACTCTCCAGTGACTGCTTTAGTCATGGATAGTGCTTTAACTACTTTATTGAAGGTAACTTTCCTTGAAGTAGTAATTACTTCTTTGGTCGAGAACCTTTCTCCGCAGGCACAAAGCCTCCTCCTTACCACTGTGCCATCTCTCTTTCTACTATTGATGACTTCAGTAGGTGAATCACATTTAGGACACGTCATTCTGTTTTCTTAGGTCTGCCGCAGCAGTCGTATTGCTTCATGCCGCGATTCTTGAAGAAGTCTTCGCAGGCTTTAGCGATTTGCTTTGAGTTGAGTGGATACTTCCACCCTACCCTACCATCGTCTAAATCAACATTAGCTTCGGTATTCTTTCCGTTGATCTTCATTTCATCGACTTGCTGCCTCGGCAACGCCATTTCTTGCGCGAGAGGTTGTTTGGGGAGTTTGGGTCTTTCTTCCAGTCACCTTTGATCTTAGCTGAACGGGCGCAGTAGGAATTCCCTTTGGCCGAACCCGGAGAAATTGTCGCGCCTTTCTGACCATACTTGACTGTCTTAGTCCTGCCAGTTTTGGCATTCTTGACTACCTTTGTGAATCGCTTTTCCATATATAGTTAGTTTATCGAGTTATACACTAAACTTGTTATACATTGATATAAGTTAGTATATTTACTTCTTCTTTGCTGTTTTTGCTGATTGTTTAAATGCCTTTGCTGTTGGTGCGCCTTTGCTTCCAACCTTCCTCATCTTTTCACCGCTACCTGCTGCGATGCGTTTGCGTTTGGCGTTGATATTTGCGTAAAGTCCTGTTTTCATATTACTTGCTTTTCTTAGCCATTCCTGCGCGTGAGAGTGCAATTGCAACTGCCTGTTTGCGACTCTTAGCCATTGGTGCTTTCTTCGGGCCTTTAGGGTTGATGCCAGCCTTCAATTTGCCAGCTTTGTATTCACGCATTGTTTTTGCCACCTTCGCGGCCTTACCTGCTTTGGTTGTTGGTTTCATAGTCCGTCACTTCCATCCCTTAGTAGTTTGAAGAACGTGTCGGCAGGGATTGTTACCTTCCAGTTCTTATTATTTTTCTTGTGAGCTACTGCCCAAGCAATGCCTTTAGCATCTCGCTCGGCCTGTTCGCAAGCCTTATCTAAATTCAAATTCTGAACGCACTTTACCTCGAAATGAAGTTTACCTTTGAGTTCCTCACAGATTACATCTGGTGAGTCTTGTCCTCCTGCGAATTGTTGTCCTCGTTTAGCGGTGTAGCCTTCGGCGCGAAGCTGATCTCTCCACTGCCGCTCTCCTCTTGCGCCTTTAGCTCTTGAGTTTATCATATTCTTTGAGTTGTTGTTCCAATCTAAAGCACTTCGCTTCCATTAGAGTGTAGTCTGTAGCATGAGAGTATGCTTTGTTTTTCCATTCGTTACGCTCAAGTTCCATTTGGACTCGCTCGTTGTAAACTATCTTGAATGCCTCCCGCGCCTCGTCGCGCTCGCGTTCCAGTTTGCGAGCAAATTCCACATCGCAAACTTTATATTTTGAATAATGCGGCCAAAATGACTCCGCATCTGTTTCTGGTGTGGGTCGTTTAATTTTTTTCATCTTTAAGTTGTTCAAGTTCATTTCGAAGTCTCTGTGCATTTGTTTCATTGAACCACGCCAAATCGTCAATGGCTTGCTCCGCAATTTTGTGCGCTTCATCTCGTTCACGGAAGGCTTGCTCCGCCATCTCATTTGCTTGCGTGTAATGATTTAATTGGACTCGCAATCTTTGGGCTTTCTCCCGCGCCTCATCGCGTTCTTCACACAATTTATTAACCGCCAGCATATGCTCGGTTGCGAGTGCATCGTATTTATCCCGCGCCTCGTCGCGTTCGCGCTCAAGTCGGCGTGCAAATTCTGCATCAATTAACTCTACTAATTGAACGCTGCCATCGCTCTTATGAATTTTACGGCGTTCAATTATGCACGCATCCGTCTCTGGTGTAGGTCGCTCACTCATTTTGTTTTCCTTTTCAATGCGGACTTAGCAATTCCCTTGAGGTATTCTGCATCTTCCGACAAGGCGAGAGCCATTCCCCCACTAATGCCGTTAATGCTCCCTGTCTTTCTTTTCTGGTCTTCTTGCATCCACCACACTGGGCGAGCAATGCGATCCAAAGCCTCTCGCGCCTCGTCTCGCTCGCGCTCCATATTTTGCGCGTGGTGAAGCAGGTTGCAACTGGCACTATCCCAGCAGGCATCCGTCTCTGGTGTTGGTTTGTTCATTTTGTTTCCTTCCATTTGAATGTGGTGTTGCCGTTGTAGTCAGAAACCCACTCCGCAAATCCTCGCTTCACGGCTTCTGCCTTTAATTCATCTCGCTGATTTGATACCACGAAAGTTCCTGCAATCAAAAAAATTACTGCAACTAACATTATCCATTGGTTTGCTGTATCACTCATTTTGCAGCCTCCTTTGCTTGTGCGATGAGCGCATCGTAACGAGCCATAACTGGACACTTTTCAAGAAAAGCGTGTTGTTCTTCTTTGGTATGTCCGAAGTCGTGGCATTCTGGTTCTGGAATAATTTCCAGTAATTTACGCAGTATATCCCGCGCCTCGTCGCGCTCTTGCTCTAATGAATCGCTTTTTTGAACAAAATAATACCTTGATTTAATTAAATTTTCAATCATTTCAATAATTGAATAATCATGATCTCCATCTCCAACGGCCTGTCCGTTATGGGATAGCACATTGCGGATGCTGCTGATCTCCTCCCTCGCCTCGTCGCGCTCATGCAACAAATTGTTTAGCTCATCCGTTATATCCTGTAAATCTCCAACATCCCCCATATTGTTTGGTTTGTTGATCCACTTGTCTTTGAACTGATCATTAATTAATTTATATTTACTCATTTTGCTGTATCCTTCAATGCTTTTGATGCAATATCTTCCATTTTTTGATATGTCAGAACTGGAGTAGGTTCTGAGACTTTTAATATCTCTCTCATCGCTTTTAGCAGTTCGTTTCGTTCGCGTTGCAAATGGCCTGTTGCTTCCAGATACTTGTCTGTTAGATCATTGGAAAATTTCCTCGCCTCGTCGCGCTCGCGCTCTAACCTTTTCGCGTGCTTAAGTGCTTCACGACCGTCGTGGTGGGAGTCCACTCCTCTCGAATACATCGCCTTTGCGAAGGCATCCGTCTCTGGTGTAGGTCGCTTCCTCATTTTGTTTCCTCCTTCCAATCGGTAGTCACAGGGATGTTCAGTTGAATTGTTCCAAGCGAGTTAAGCCGCAGGATGTCCCGCTCCGCTCTCGCCTCGTCTCGCTCGCGTTCAAGCCGTCTGGAATGCTGTCGCCATTCCCATGCGGTTGGACCAAATCCAGCTTTTGAAATTAGCGCATCCGTCTCTGGTGTATCACTCATGGCAGCATTGAATCAATATCTTGTATCTGTGTCAATACTTTTGTTTCAGAAAAGTATTGGTTCATTATCTTGAGTCCTTCATTATGATAGTTCTCTGCGATGCAATACCTTTCCTTGTCTTGAGCTTCCCAGATTGAGTTTGCTGCCTCCAAATACTTTAACGCTTTTCCATATGCTTGGTCAGTTGTCATTAGTATACCTCCTCAAGTTTTGAGATGTCACCACGCATGACGATTTCTGTCATGTAGTTCCTCGCACCTCGGCGGTTCTTTTTGATCGTCAGCCTGCTCTTCTCTTTGATGTGTTCGATATACACTACTTGGTCAGAGTGCATTCCAATAGCCCGTGATTCGCGTAGTCTTCCTTCGTCGTTTAGTTGGGAAGCAGTAAGCATAATCGAGTTATTCTTCAGTGCTGCGAGTTTTAATCTCCTTGCAATCTCCGAAATCTGGCTTTCTCTGCCTTCTTCCCCGTCAGATGAGATGATTTGGAGGTAATCTACAACAATTACATCTGCCCGTTTTTCTCCAACGTATCGGTTGATTTGGGCCTCAATCTCGTCAATTTCGGCTACTCCATCCACGATTTCGAGGGGTAACTGGTGTAATTGCAACAATGCGGAGTTGATTTTTAGGAGTTCGTGTTGGTTGGCGTTTTTGTAATCCTCTGGTTCACGCACCGGATACCCTGCCAAGTTGCAAGCCATACGAGTTAGGATGTCCTTTGCTTTCATTTCAAGGCTGAAGAACAGAACTGACTTTCCATCTTGCAGGTTGGCGAGTGCAGCTTGGACAAGGTAGATGGATTTTCCACCACCAGTCTCTGATGCTACTGTCATCATCTCGCCTTTGTGCATTCCACCTTTGAGCGCACGATCTACTTTCAGCAATCCAGTAGGAAAGAATTCCTTTACAGCTTTACCTTCCATCTCATCAATGATTTCGATGATGAGGTCTTTGACTGGTTTTACTTTTGTTGTCCGATCCTCGGCCAAGTTCATTATCGTTTCCGATAATCCTTTCAAATCCGCTTTGCCTGCGCGGAGGTTTACTTCTTCCTTCTCCATGAGAGTAAGAACATCTCGGTAGGCTTTAGTGCGGTGAAGATGTTTCCGATAATCGTCTGCCATGTCTTGGCAAACCTTACCAGACGCTACGTTCATCGTGCGTAATGTGTCATGGACAGATTCTTCACCACCCGCCGCATCTAACTTTCCTGTCGCTTCCAGTTCTGCGATGGCGGAGAACGGGCAGCAAACACCTGTCCGCTGGTGAACCCCTTGGAGAGCTTCAAAAACGATCCTGTTGGCGTTTATGGCGAAATAACCACTATCCCATGTTTGTTGGGAAAGTATGTTTCTGTCGATTGCTATCAGCGACAATGCTGCCGCTTCACTCTTTCGTGCTATTGGGACTTTTTTCATTTATTCTCCTCCAAGTATTCTCCATGCTGTTGCTGCCACGATTGAAACTTGCCCGTTTCCAATGGCTTTAAGTCTGTCCACCCGATTGGCCACCCCATCAGCCACTCGACCCAATCTGGATTCAATGCCCCAGATGTGTCCGACACGCTCTGACCAAGCCCTATCTGTTTCCCCTTCTCTTTTCTCCGCTGGATCGCTGGCATACCAACATGACCCCTGTCCCGATTGTCGCTTGCACATGGGGTTGGCCACATTCTTTGCCCCACAATTGTTTCCAAGTTTGGAAAACGATTCTCGTTCCAGGCCGACTCTGGAGTTATCGTTGCCGCCATTGCTGAACAACTGCGTGGAGTTGGCCATATCATCTCCTGTCTTTTCTTCAACGCTTTCCTGCTGTTGCTGCCCCCATCCAGTCCAGTTGTGTTGGGAGTATGAAAGAAATTTATCCCGTCTGGCTGTAATCCAGATTCGTTCTCTTCTGTGAGGTGCGCCGACATGGTAAGCTCCCACAACTCCCCATCGTGCATCATACCCCATCTCGGAAAGATCGCCAAGCACTCGGTCAAGTCCTCGAAGAGTAAGCATTGGTGAGTTCTCCACGAATGCGTATTTAGGTCGTATTTCGCCAATGATTCTGGCCATCTCTCCCCAGAGTCCGCTTCGCTCTCCTGTGATCCCGGCTCCTTTGCCTGCTGCTGATATGTCTTGGCAAGGGAATCCTCCGCAGACGACATCGACTTTTCCTCTCCACGGAGTTCCATCGAATGTGGTGACATCATCCCAGATTGGGAACTTTGGCAGGATGCCGTCTCGTTGTCTTTGGAGTAAGACTTTTCGGCAGTAAGGTTCAAGTTCGACAGCACAGACTGTGGTATGTCCGAGAAGCATCCCGCCGAGGATTCCTCCCCCTGCTCCAGCAAATAAGTGTAGCTCATTCATTTTTCTTTCTATTTAGGTTTTATCGGTAACGATAATCAAAAGTTGGAGAATCGTTCTGGTTTGGTTGTTGTTTTTGGTTTGATCCATTCAGCCTTGAAGCTCTGCCATCCACGGGTGACGCATTCGGTCAATGCCTCCTCGATGTGCATCGCTGCCTTCTCAGCTTCTTTGGCGATGACCGAGAGTGCCGTTGGTGATAGCGGGGCGCGTTTAGCTTTACGGAGGGCGATGAAGTCATTCCAGACTTGCTCGCTCACTCCGCTTGGCTTTTCGATTTGGGTAGCTCGTTTGGTTCGTGGGGGGGCGAGCGGAATTGGGGGGGTAGTTCCATTGCCATCGGCAGAGTTCAGTTTGGCGTTAGCCGAACCCGAAGCGTTAGCTTCACTTGGGTTAGTCGGGAATAGATTTGGTTGAGTTACTACTTCCGAGGAATGTGAGGCCATTGCCGAACTTTCCTCTTCCTCCTTCAAGGAGGTTAGGAGGTTTTCTTTGTTTGTAATCTTTGTTATAGTCTCTGTTATTGTTTCCGCACCTTGCGTCATTGATACCGCACCATGCGGAATGAACGCCGCTTCTTGCGGAATGGTTGCAAGTTGAAAATCTGTCATTTCATAACCACGATCTTTAAGCAAACGACGCAAAAAAACGATGTCGATTCGATACTGAAGTTTCCTGTCATATCGAACAATTGGGTTGTGTCTTTTCATTAAAACGCCTTTGGTTACGAGTGCCGAGAATGCCCGTTGAATTGCGTCTTCACTAAAAGCGTTCATCAAATCTTCACGCATTTCCCGTGCTGATTTGTAAATCCAACCATAGTTATATTCGTGTTGTGGAAGCTCAACTTCTGCCAACCGCTTATTCTCCTCAAACAACCAATCGTTTACTTTGTCCAAGGTTTTTGTCCAATACAGCATCTGTCCAAGAACCATCGCTTGAGTTACCTCTTGCGTTAGTGCCATCATATCTTCTCTCAACACTGCCTTCTTCATTCGCGTGAATAGGCGTTGAGGTTGTTTTACAGGTATCATTTTTTGAAGGGCCACCCCCTGCCATAGAAAGAAGACCGATTGAATGTCGGGTGGAAAGCTCTATGGCAGGAAGGTGATATTTGTATTTCGATTTAATCTTCTATTACTCGGTTTCCACGCCGAGGCACAATTTCTCGTGCAACTGAAAACTACTACAGGTTGTATTCGATGTCAACCATATTTTTTCAAATAATAATCATTCCGAGCCATGTCTGTGCAAAGTTCACAATGGCATCTGTCTTCATCTATTTTCCCACAAGGCCAAAAATGCAAACCATCCATATAGTATGCAGCAGGCCACATACCTTTACAGCAATTTAGTTCCATGAAGAACTTCCAGTCTCGATGAAGTTTTGGTTTTGATTTCTTTTTTTTCATATTTTTATCGGTAACGATAATCAATCCAATTCAACTTCATCAATCATTTCATCAGACCATTCATACACTTTGTCTCTAAGTTTCTGCCACACTTGAATAGTTTCTTCGTGTGTTTCCAGTTTGTAGATTGATTTACGTTCACCAAAACAATCTTTTCCAAGCACAACATTTAATTGAATGATTGAGTTTGAGCCTTCTCCCGTTGCAATCAATACCGCCGTGCTATCCGCTCTTATTCCCATAAATAAGATGCCCTCTTTTTTTTCATACATGGCTTGAAAAGAAGTTTCTAATGCCCCTGCTAAAGACAGATTCGTAACCATGACAGTCTGCCTAACTGCCATTAGCAATTTCTCTGCGTTGTTGTTTATTTCGTTAGTGTTATCCATAAGCAATCATAGTAACAAAAAAGTGTTGACTTGTCAATACTCTTGGTTTATTTTTTATGGAAATGAGACATCCTTTAGAAGACGCATATGAGTCCTGCATGACTGCCTACGAGCAATCACGCATGGTTCGTTCTATTGGAAGGAAAACTTTCGCCACCCAGTTGCGTGAGACTCGCAGGATGTTGCGGTTGACTGTCCGGGAGCTTGGAGAGAAGATCGGCGTGACTGGATCACTCATCAACCAGATCGAAGTTAACTCTAAAAGTATCCTAAAGAAAGAACAAGTAGAGAAAGTAATCGCACTATGCTACGAAGAAAAACCCCACTTAAAGCAAAAACGGGTTTCAAAAAACGCGGAGGAAAACTAAAGGCATTCAGTGACCGCAAGCGTGAAGAAAATGAAAAGTATAAAGTGGCACGGACACTTTATTTCAACCTTAAACCGAATTGTGAAGTGTGCGGTTGTCCAGCTACTGACATTCATCATAAGGCAAAGCGAGGTAAGAACCTTTGCAACATGGCAACATTCATGGCGGTTTGCCGTCCCTGCCATAATAAAATCCACGACAACCCTGCATGGGCCAGAGAGAAAGGCTATCTAATTTATGAATACAACGTTTGAATCCCGCATCATTTGCGAAGGAACCGAAGTAAGTGAGAACCCAACTAAGATTCTGTTCCGTCAGAAGTTCAACCAATGTTGGGTAAAGAAAAGCGATATTCGCGTGAAAGAAACTCTTGGTTTCCTTGACGGGGAGAAAGTAATCCGTATTGTAGTGCCAGAAGAAGTAGCGAATACCTTGGAACTTGAAGGTATTCTCGATTGATCTTTGAAACTACCCGTCACGCCTCTGGCTTCCCAATGGGTCGCTAATTCCTTCTTAATAGTCGGTGCGCAACATGACATTCTGAATTGACAGATGAGGCCGAAGGACGCTTCGGAGTAGGGTTTTAATTTACTGGGAAGCATGGAGTCATGCAGCTAACTACGAGCTTTGAAGTAGTCTTGTTTGATTGGACTCACAAACCAAGCGGCAATACATGGGGCCGTCACAGAAACCATGACCAAGAGTAACGCCTTGGCCCAGTATTAAATTTTATATGGTCGGCGGATGAGATGCAAGCGACAGAAACGATCACCTGTGAGCATCAATAATGCTGAGTTAACCCGGCCACCATTTTAGCAGGCAGATAAGAATGCACTGATGAGCAAACTGCGTAGCGGGATGCCACATCGAGGTTGGGAGGTATATTACCGAGTCACCGATCCGTTGTATGACGGGGTAGGCGGCGTAACCTTGGGAAACCCAGTATCTGAAAAGGTTGCGCGTAACCGTTCCTGCTATTTACCAATCTCCGTTATCGTCTGATCCGTAGTCATCGTCTTGACTAACATCGGCCAACTTTTCCTCCCGCGCCCAAAATCTGTTAGTCGGAACTGGTTTATCGTTTCCGATAAAAACGAGGCCATTACGCCGCGCCATTTCGAGGGCATAGATCAAGCTGTCACTCAAGTCGGGCGAGTATCCCGTTCTTCCTTTAAGTTCATCCTTTGTCTCAATGGAAATCTTTTTAGACTTAATCGTGTATCTGCGAAGGCAAAGTTCCCGCGCCAAATCAGAAGCTGGATCAACACCGAATAGGACGCGACTCTTGAATGCGTGATAGCATGAGTAGTAGTATTCAGATACCAACCTATCGTAAACATCCTTACACGGGCGTTTATCAACCTCTGCCGCGATTCGGTCAGTAGGTTTACCCATAGATGAGATAAGAGCGATAGCGGCTCCAGAGGAATCAAAGCGTAGCCACTCACGAATGATAGCCTGTCCAACTCGGCCACCATCACCAGACACGTCCATACCAAACTTGGATGGTTGCACTCCAGCAGTCCTACAATAATTAACAACTTCAGTAGCAAGTTGGATTTCAAACTCAGCAGCGGCGTTAGCAGATAGTTGGATTACCTTCTGACTCTCAAGCCACATAACACGATTGCGAGTCCCTCGCACATACCCAAGTTTGGCGATAGTCAGAACGCACCTATCTCCACCAACTGTAAATGCAGTATCGAATCCTGCTACCTTAGTAAATCCTTCAGAATCCCAAAGTGGTTCTTCGTTCGTATCGGCGTTACGAATGAGATCAGCAGTAAGAATAGTTTGAGCAAATCCCGTTTTCGGCCACCAACCGATAGCATTACGAACATAGTCGATAGCATTCTCATCCCCATAACATTGTTTGAGCATGATCTCCTGTTTCTTCCGATCCATAAGGAACGGGAATGGAGATGGTTCATTTGGAGGAGCATCGAAGTTAGGTGACTTCATGCCGTTATAAAACAAACAAACTCCAGTCTCCGTTTCCCACTTCATTAAGTCTGGATTGACTGAATCGAAGTTAGAATGACCTTTAGGCATAGCCCAACGGGTGTGTGGGTTATCGCCTGCTGACGGGTTTCCGATACCGATAAAAGTAATATCGTTATTTGCTGAAAGGTTGACGCGAGCAGTGATTGCTCCTAACTCCATTTCGGGCAACTCATCAAGTGCCAAGCGAACACGATCATTTTTACGACCACGGGTAGTATCAATAGCCTTCTGACCCTCGTTACCAGACTGAAAAGCCAAAGCTTTTATCGCATTACGATAATCTTTATCTTCGTCGTTCGATGCACCTCCCCAAACAATCATGTGACGATAGTCGATCAACTTACCATACTGAACACTGGCAGACTTCCATAGTTTAGAAATGATACCCCATATACGATCTTCAGATGCACCCAGAGTAGTTGTAGCAACCCAAGAAGAAGTGCAGTGCGGGGCAGAACACCAATCAAGATAAATCCAAAGTGCAACTGGAAATGACTTACCCATCGAAGCCGCGCCTGCTAAACAGATGTCAGTATTGGAACATAACTCATCCAGCGTCCTAACCAACTGAGTATTCGTATATCCTCGACTGTAGATAGAAACCTCAGTCGGCCATTGAAGTTTCACAGCATTAAGGAAATGTTCAGATGGAGAGAGTAATTTAAAATCTGTTAGGTTAATATTGTGCTTAACGCAGTATTCTTTTCCATACTCTCCACGGGAAATTGCATAGCAATAAAGTTCTATCCCAAGTTCGTCCATGTTTTCTGGAAACTTCATCCCATATTTTTGAATACCCTTGTTGGAAGAAAAAACTCTTGACATATCAATAAGAAAATATATTTTCCGTCGAAAGGCAAGATGAAACTGAAAAACAAAAACCTCGCTCCAGTCGGTGGTTGGTATTGGCGTTATGAGATCAAGCGTGATAAACTCACATTTCCTGCTATTGTTTACGGAAGCACATGGAGTAGCTTGATGCAGAATATCCAAAAGGATTATCGCTCAAACGGAGTTGAACTACCAAGCAATATTGAGCAGATGGTTGAAGATCAAATCTGCCAGCGTCAACCAAGTGATCGTTGCTGGTATGCTGATGGGATTGGGGATCGTATTGCCCAAGCCATTCACACTGTAGCAGCGGCTACTGATAAGGTTTTAGGAACTAAACTTGAGCATAAAGCGAGAGGATGTTCTTCTTGCAATAAAAGAAGGACTGCACTAAACAAATTATCGTAACCGATAAAAACATATGCTATCCGTAGGAAACGACCAATTTTCACTTGCTGTTTTAGATCAAGACGGCAAACCACCAGAAACACGAATCTCCAACGCGAATCACGCTTGGAACATAGCAAATCATCTTCGACTTGCTAACATCGGGCGCGAGAACAAACGCATCCGTATCTATAAGGCGTATAAGATGTTCCCGCCAACAGGATACAGCAAGCTCGCAGAAAAGCGTTTACCTTGGCAATCAGATGTAAACTACGGACAACTTGGATTTATTGTTGATAACCAGAAGTCCAGTTACTACGATGTAATCACCGAGCGGCAGGCTTGCTGCACGATCAAGAGCAAATTTGGAAATGAAAAAGAACGACTCGTTAACTCCGAAAACATTTCCCAAGCATTTGACCAAGCAATCCGAGAATGGCCCGGATACCTCTACAATACAGAGCAAGACCTTGAGGAAATGTTGCTGTATGGAAAGGGAATCGGAATGTGGGATTCACCAATGGGATGGATGCCAGAACACGTATTCCTCTCCGACCTTCTCTTTCCAGACGACATTAGGATCGACTTCTGCAACCTTGAGGAGTTTGTTCGCCGTGTCCGTTTGACTCCATACGAACTCTACAAGAAGATCGAGAATCGTGCAGCGGCAGAAGCAATGGGATGGAATGTAGATGCGGCAATTGACGCTATCCGATTCCACCGCGCATTCAGCAACCACCGCAAGACCCGCGAAGACTTCTTCCGCACGATTAGCGAGTCTGGATTCAACTGGTCACTATCGGTAAACCAGAAGATCGACCTCTACGAAGTCTACTGGAGGGAGTTTGACGGCAAGATCAGTAAGGCGATTATCCTTCAAGACTACCAACCAATCTCCGACTACATCAACTCTAACATCAAGGGTGCTGGCAAGATCAGCGAAGATGATGTCAGAACCCAACACGGGTTTATGATGCTCAAGATTGGACTCTTCGACTCATGGGATGAGATCATGTATATGCTTACCGACTCAGTTGGTAGCGGACTCTTCCAAGACATCAAGAGCCAAGCAGAATCGGCATTCGTAGCCTGTCGTCAGTATGACTTCACAATGAACTCGCTGGTAGATGCCGTTCGACTCAACTCCATGTTGATGATCGAAGGACAAGGGCCAGATGCAACCAAGATGCTGAAGCAAATGGAATGGCTACCTATCAGCGTAATGCCAGATGGAGCAAAGTTCATCCAGAACCGCTTCCAACTTCCAGTAGCAGAAAGCATGAGCTTCATGCAGTTCTTCATGGGAGATATGTATAGGGGCATGGGGCAATACCGAATCAACGCACCTACCGCTGGTGGAAAGCAAAGGACAAAAGGCGAAGCAGAACTGGATGCCGCTGAATCAGCTAAACTATCTGGAACTCAGATTCGTCGATTCAACGAGTGCCAAACTCTTTACTTCAAACAACTCTACAAACGCTTCGTAAGCTCCAAATCCAGCGATGATGGATATGAGTATGTGAAGAAGTTCTATGAGATTCTTGAAGAACTCGGCACTCCGAAAGAAGCCGCTCAATGGAAGAACATCACAAGCATCCGTTCCAACCTCATCAACGGAGCAGGTAGCCCATCGTTCAAACTTATCACAGCAGAAAAGTTATTGCAGATCACAGCAATCACTCCAGCAAACGAAGGGCAGGAAAATGCAGTTAAAGACGCAATCGCGGCACTATCTGGCCGAGACAACGTAGCTCGTTATCGCAATACTAAGACAAGCAAGATCGACGATACTACCCGTATCATTGGATTTGAAAATGCTGGTATGACTGATGCGTTCGTCAACCCTGCAAACTTCCCTGTGCTGCCAACTGATCCGCACATTGAACACGCTCAAGGTCACTTCCAAGACTTGGCTATGCAGTTGCAGATGAACCTGCAATCCGTGCAGCAAGGCAATCCAGAGTTTGCCGAAATCTCGAAAGCAGTCCGTGCTATCAAGTTCAAGGGTGGTCACATCATGGCGCACGTTGAGTATATCAGCAAAGACCCATCGAAGCAGGACTTCTTGAAACAATTCATGCAAGGCATGAACGAGGCTCAAGGAATGGCCGACGAACTCCAGCAAGTGTATGTTCAGATGGCAGAAGCTGAAGCTCAAAAATCTGGTCAGCCAAACTCCGAAGAAGACATCAAACTCCAATACCTCGCCGCTAAGTCTGGCATTGAGATTGATACCAAGAAGAAGCTCGCTGACATCTCGATTGGCAAGGCTTCTATCTCACACGCTCAACGCACCGAACAACGCAAGGAACAAGGCATCACCCAACTTGCGCTTCAGAAGGCTAAAGCTCGCGCTGAGATTCAGAAGATGAAAGGTAAGACGAAAGCAGAGCAACCAGAGATGGAAGCTCCAGAGATGGAAGAAGAGGAGCCAGAGGAAGAAGAGACTGAAGAAGTAGAAGTCGAAACTCCAGAGGCTACCGAAGAAGTTGAGATGGAAACAGAAGAACCACCTCCAGCAACACTATGAACGCAAACAATCTTAGGCCAGATAATACAGTAAAGGGAATGGGATTTCTTGGTGCAATTCCAAGACTTGATAATCCTAAAGATTCTTCTACAGAATTATCTATTGGAATCGACTGGGGTAGTGGAGAAAAACTTATCCCAACTATGGTTCCAACTTTGGATGATAATGAACTTAAATATTTGCTTTCTACTCCAGCAGATAAATTAAATTCTGTAAATCCAGATTTAAATAAATCAATTACACGAAAAGCGGTTGAATTTGCAAAAGAAAGAGAATCTAAAGGACTTCCATTTTTTGCACAACCAGATGAGTCGCCTACAGAAGCAAGGAAAATAACGCAATCAATTTTAGGCTATCCAATTGTAAAACCAGATGAGGGACTTCTAAAATGGTTTAAGGAAAATCCACAAACAACAGGAATGCAATGGGGCGCAGGTAAAAATGATTCATCTACAGATACTCCAAGGTCAATAGTTCTGAATCCTTTTAGCAACTTGAGTAAAGATCAACAAATGGCAGTAGCAAAAAATGAAGCTATTAGACATTTTATTGATGAGAAGCAAATCATCCCCAAATTTAATTTAACACCAGAACAAGAGAAAGCATTTGCTGGAACTCAGTATGGTAAAATTAAAGACAAGACTCCACTCAAACAAAGTATCTTAGCCCGTATTCTTACGGGAGATGAATCAGTAGGAACAATAACTCCCATGCAAAAACGCTGGGCAGATTGGTTAAAAACACAACTACCACAAGAATGACAACAGAAAAAGTAAAATCCCTATGCGCGGCAATAACCTCACACGAAGACTGGAACAAACTACAGGCGTATTTACTACTTAATGTAAACCCACCAGAAGGAGTAACCACGCTTATCCATGCAATCAAAACTATTGAAGCTATTGGAACTGAGGAGCAGGGAGCATTCAAAAAAACAAAAGTTGCTGGAAAGCATAAGGAACCAGCGGACATCACAATCGACCCAGACCTCGACGAAATCTAATTTATGGCAGACCCAAACGACACAGCAGAAGTAATCAAAGAACTGAAGGCTAAACCTCAAGTTCCGATTAAAGGTAACACATCTGACTTCCTCAAGAAGTTCAGCCAACAACAAACCGACGAAGGCAAGCCCAGTGCTACCAATGTTGGTGATCCCAATCTCGGCATTAAAAAATTCAATGAAGAAGAACCACCAGAAGAACCAGTGGCGGGAGTTACCGAAGCTGAAATCACATCTGACCGAACAGGAAAAAAGAAAGGGTTTGTTGAGCGTCAAATCGAAGAGAACCGCAAACTCAAAGAAGAACTTGAGAAATACAAGAAAGATGAAATCCCCAAGTTTGAAACCAAAATCCAAGAACTTGAGAGATTGGTCGCCGAGTCAACATCGACTAAAGAAACCAACCACTACCAAGAACAACTCAACAAAGCCAACCAAGAGAAGTTGGACATTGAGCAACAACTATCAGAGCAGATCAAGGAACTTAGGGGTAAACTGGACTTCCACGATATTACGAGCAATCCAGACTTCAAAAAGACTTACCTCGATCCTATCAAGAATACCTACGACACTGCGCGACAATTGCTATCGAATGATCCAACTCTTCTTTCGACATTCTCCCGTGCTGTCAATGCAAATGCCTCCATCTTCAATGCGTCATCCGAAGAGGATCGTAGAGCGGCAGAAGCCGACCGCGACCAAGCGTTCGAGGAAATCACGAACTCGCTCTCGCAATTCAAGCAGTATCAATTCGCGGAGCAGGTTAACAGCTTCATCAAAGCAACTCAAGGACATCACGCAGCTCTTGTCAACTTTGAAGAAACCAAGCAGAATATCATTCAAACCGCTAAACAAAAAGAGCAAGAAGGCAGGAACAAGTATCTGAACCAGTGGCGTGAAGGATACAAAAATACTCAACAGGAGATTGATCGGGCTACCGAAATTCCAGATGTGGTTGCTGACTACATGAAGGAAAAGGGAATCAAGTTCGACATCTCCCGCGACGAGGCTATTGCGCTGGCAGCTACACAGCAGACCAATGAGCAGGCATCAGTTGAAGACATGAACCGACTGATCCATCAAGGCCGCGCCTATCAGAAGATTCAAGCACAACTCAAGGCATACCAAGAGATGGTGAAAGAGAAAGACGAGTATATCGCACAACTCAAAGGATCATCGCGCATCTCATCATCACCAAGTGCATCGGATTCCCAGAAACCAAGAATGAGTATCACGGAGGGACTGGCCGCGAAGCTCGCCAAGTTTTCGCCGCAAGCAAGAACTGCATAGCCCATCATTCTGCAATCTGGTTGCATAGGGGGGAGGTAGTTTTGGATTGCTACCTCCCCCAAACTTTTTTTAAAAAAGTTGTTGACATGGCAAATAGTCGGTTGCATTGTCCCGAAAAGAGAAATCCGAAAGTTATCGTTTACGATAATCATTAGGGATTCAGCCGCACTCTGGCTGGCGAGTTTTCGACCTCGCATGAAAAACGATTTCTGGACAGAAAGAAACTCTGGGTTGAGTCCAGCAGAGGAAACCAAGCACTCGCTTGCTATTCCTCATGGTGTAGTTTGCGGTGCAAAACTAAACTAAACCAAAATCAAATAAATCAATGAGCGATCAACTCTACTTCAATAGTTGTGCCGAGATTGACAGTTTCTTCCGCGAGGGCCGCGAATATTTCAACGACCTCTATGTGAAGAAGCTCGTCACGAACTCTGCATACTTCACCCGTTTCGAGGAGCAAGCATGGCCTCTTAACCACACAACCGAACAAAAAGCATTCCGCTTTGGCCGTGGATTCCACGATCCTTGCACTCCTTTCCGTTCGATCACCGACACCTACTGCGAGACTGATTCTTGCGATAGCAAACCCGAAGTCATCCAACGCCCCGGCACTGAGAGCTATACTTTCGAGCTTCTGCGTAAAGAGATGACCACTGACTGGATTTGCGTTGAGAGCCTTCTCTATCGCCTCTTCCCCGCTGAAGAGATTCTCCAGTTTGAAGAGTCGAATGCCCGTATCACCAAGAATGTCCACGAAGAGTTCCTTCGTTCTAACTACATCGGTGGTTCCGGCCACAAGTGGATGGGCATCACTACTGATGACGGCACTTACTGCGGCCTCGTTGACGATCAAGCATGGTTCGTTCCAGAGCATACGCTCAACAACGAAGCTGGCTATGACCTCTGCGCTCTTCGCGTTAAGATGGCTCCCGCCGACCTCAACAAGATTGCTTATCTCTCGCTTGATATGCTCGACGATGCTCTCGTTGACCTCCAAGACGAAGATGACGCTTTCCGTCTTGATCTCCAAGATGCGACTGGTCAGCCTTTGCTCGACATCGTTATCCCCGATCCTCAAGTTGGCCGTGCGCTTTACTTCCAAGCCAAACGCAACAATGGTTACTGGGATGCTAACACCGACTTCGACGAGCGTTTGACCCGTCTGAAACTCGGCATCAACCGCATCATCGGTGACTATGCCTTCGGCTACGACATCAACGCTGCTCGCTTCAACGCTGACACGGCCTTCAACGCTGGTCTCGCTCCGTTCAACGAAGCTGATCCTGCGACATGGGCGCGTCTCGTTCGTGTGCCTCGTTACATCAAGATCGTCCAAGAGAACGGATGCTCCTATGTTCCTAACAAAGCCTACCGCAATGCCGACTTCGGTATCTCGGTTGCTATGGTGAACAAAGCAATGTGCAAGTGGACAATGCCATCCTCGACTGGATACGGCCAAGCCCAACAAATGACCCAGAACTACGCTGGTGATTGGGAATGGAAGAACCCAGATTGGGAGTGCAACCGCTGGCGCAAAACGGGCTTCTATCAAGCTCAGTTCCGTCTCGCTGCACAGGTCAAAGACCCAACCATCATGCACTCGTTCCTGCATCGCCTGCCACAAAGCAAGAGCCTCTATGGTTCCTGCTGCCCTGTGCAGAGCTACATCATTCCTGACAACACTCAGGACTGCTATAGCTGCGCTGGTGTGGGCGACATCGTTGTGCCTTCCTAAGTTAAACAGGGGGGAGGCTTATTCAAGCCTCTCCCCACAACCTTAAATAAAAATTATGTCTAATTCTCGACCACTCGCTTATGATCGTGTCAACTTGTTTGGCCCGATCCCTGTTAACCTTCTCGCTGCTGGAGACGCTGACCTTCTCGTCCTTAACGACGAAGACACCAAGTTCTTTCCAACAAGCATCGTGCTGGAGACTGCCTACGCTCGCGGAACTACTGCCACCGATCCAGTTGTGATCGTTGACAACGGAACCACTGGCGAAAACATCACCTCTTCGCTTACCATCACTGACGCTCTTGATAACCAAGGCCGCTACAATCCTCTCGCGTTTGTTGCCAATCCTTTTGTTATCACTGGTTCCCGCAAACTTCGTTTGTTGAAATCCACTGTTGGTCTTGGTCAAGCTACCGCAACTCGTTCCCGCACTTCGGGCGTTGCTACAATCGTTACTGGTGCTGCTCATGGTTTTGCCACGGGTGACACGATCACGATTGCCAGCATGACTGACACTACATTCAACGATGTGCAGGCTGAGGTTACTGTCGTTGACTCGACCACCTTCACCTATGCAAACGCTGGTGCTAATGTCGCTTCGGGTGCTGATACCGCTGGACGTGTTGGCGCACTCTATGTGAATGCCTACGTTGTTGGCATCTACTACTAAACCTCAACCTTGGGTGGGGAAGTAAATACTTCCTCACCCTAACCCCTTTTTTAATTATGGCTTGTTTCACCGCTCTCGACTACCGCAATAAATCTTACCCTTTCGTTCAAACAATCGCCGCCGCTGCTGGCATTGATCCAATCTCTTATGGTTGCTATGACGCTGCAAGTGATGCTTCAAAGCTCTATCAATTCTATGTTGGACTTGCAACTATTGGTGAACTGACACCAGTTACCGAGAATTGCTTTGTGCAAAAAACTGAAGACCAGCAATACTTCCTCACTAACGAAGCTCTTGCTGCTGCTCTTCCACCAGTTGGTTAATTATCGTAACCGATAAAATATTATGGCACTCACTCAACCCTGCTTTATCAATCTAACTCCAGATCAGCAAAATTTCAATCTATACGAATCTTTGAAAGAAATTGCAGGGTTTGAGATTCCTGCATATGACCAAATTGACATCTCGTATTACGGAGTAACAAACAACATTGCAACTGTTCAATATTTGAATGGTGGTAGTCCAGTTGCGACATTAACACTTACATATGCTGTTCAACCTCCAACTGCGAACGATGCAAATCTGACAACTGTATCTATAGCTTACCCATAATATATGGCACTTACATTTAATCCTTTTACTGGTAAACTTGATTTTACTGGAAGTCAAGCCACTGCAGCTATCGGCGCAACAGGAGCAACTGGGCCAAGTGGTGGGCCAACTGGTGCTACAGGTGCTACAGGAAGCACTGGGGCAACTGGAGTAGGAACGCAAGGTTCAACTGGCGCAACTGGGCCAGCAGTAGATACTTCCGCATTCGTTCAGAAGTCAGGCGATACAATGACAGGCAAATTGACTGCCGCCGCTGACGATACCGCTTCTAAACTTAATATTGGAAATGCTATTACGGGAACAAGTCCAGCAACCACAGCAAATGGAGATTTATGGATTACAGGTGGCAATAGATTTGCTTGGAGATCAGGCGGGGTTTCATATAATTCAGCAGCTACAAATCTTGCAAATACATTTAATAACAATCAAATAATTGACACTACTGCCTCAATTGCTGCTATACGAGTTACACAAAGGGGAACAGGCGAAGCACTGAGAGTTGAGGATGATACAACTCCTGATGCAACGGCATTCGTTGTTAGTAATTCCGGTCGGGTTGGTGTTGGTGTTACGCCTGATGCAAGCGTTGCTCTTTCGGTAGATACAACTGGAATCAAATTTGGTGATGGAACAATCCAAACAACCGCCATGCTTGCTGGGGCAACAGGGGCGACTGGGGCAACCGGAGTCACAGGCGCAACGGGTCTTACAGGCGCAACCGGATCTACAGGAATTACTGGTGTTGATGGAGCTACGGGCGCAACTGGAGCTACAGGCTTACAGGGGGCAACTGGTTTAACTGGTGCTGGTGGAGCTTCTGGATTTTACGGATCGTATTTTAGCAATGTAGATCAAACTGCCGTCGCTATTAATACTGCATATGCAATGACAGTAAATAATGTCATTGGACAAAATGGCATTTCAGTAGTTAGCGGATCGCAAGTTACATTTACAAGTCCGGGAACATACGACATCCAATTCTCCGCTCAATTGCATAACAATGGTGGTGGGGGTGGGGGAAACACTGTTCAGATTTGGTTCCGCAAAAATGGAACTGATATTCCAGATTCTGCAACAAGAATTGCTGTCCCAACAAATACTCCATATTCGGTAGCTGCATGGGACTTCATGGATAACTTTGCTGCTGGAGACAATTTTCAGATCATGTGGTCAACTGACAATACTAATATTGGTATCGACCACAATACAGCAGTTGCACCAGCACCTAATATTCCATCTGTCATCATCACAGTAATGCAAGTGATGTATAACCAACTTGGGCCTCAAGGTGCTACTGGAGTTCAAGGTGCAACTGGCCCATCCGCTGATATAAGTTTGGGAATACAAAATAGATTACAAATTGTTCCAACATTAAATGGACAAATATCCTCTACAGTTTTTTATACTGGTTTAAATGGTGTTGGCTCTCCGTCTTCTTGGATTCCAGATTCTGGTTCTGCATTACCAATAACAGGTGGAACACAAAATGGTTGGAGAAATTTTAAACAAGTTGGAACAACAGGAGTATCTACAAAAGTTTCATGGTTTTGTTATAATCCTTATTATAATAACTCATTGCCATTTACAACAGACCCATCTCCAAAAATTTTAAAGAAACATTTACAAACTGTATGGGCAGTAATAACTACTAAAAATAGAATTATTACTCAAGGACAAATATTTTTTAATATATTTACCTATAATGTGCAAAATCCTCCAACAAGTCCAATTCCATTTACAAATAGATTTGATTATGCGATTGGGCTACACCCAACTATGTATGGATCATCAACAGTAAGTTCACAAACATTAGCTGGAGGATTTAGATATTTAATTTGTGCAGTTGATTCGCCAAAAATAGTTCAACAAACATTAGTAACTTTAAATGCTTTTACACCGGGACAATTAGTTTCTGGTAGAACATATACAATTCTTTCAGTTGGAAGTGTGAACTGGGTTGCTATAGGTGCTGAAACAGCAACTATTGGATGTGTATTTGTTTATAATGGAGTTGCAGTAACAGGAACATCTGGAACAGTAACAGAAGAAGTGACTACTTCAAGTTTAATTGGAAATTTACAATCTAATCAACAAACATCATTTTTAAGAGACCCGCACGACATTTATACAGACATACCCCATGTCCAATTTAATTCTGTTTCTGGTGCTTCAAACACTCCTCAGCCATCAGACATTTCAGATGTAGCAGTAAGTGCAATATGTATTAGTTCAACTTCTTCAAGTGTATCTCCAACATTAGATTGGACTGTAGAAGCTATTGGATTCAGTGCTAATTCAAATTCAGTTAATTATGCCTATACATTAAAGTATTAAAATTTATAATTAAATAATACTAAAAAACAAGAATAATGGACACTCACTCACTTAACGCAGGAATGGCGGGAGTTCTTGCTACGGCAACATCCATTGGCATATCTCTATTGCCAGAGATTGAAGCATGGTTGCGGATCGCATCGCTTCTTGTTGGTATTACAGTTGGTATTGGATCACTTGCCGTAATCATTAAAAATTGGAACAAATCAAAATGAAACCCGGTCATATAGCGCTTGGATTGATTATCATATCATTCGCTTTTCTTGCGATGGCATTCTTGACTGGTTGCACAACACTTGGAATTTCCCTACAGACAGACTACGGGAGGCTGACATACGAACTACCCGAACCAAAAGGAACAAAGAAATGAAAATCGTAAATATACTACTTCAACGGCTATCAGAGAATAGCACATGGCGCGGATTGATTCTGATTGCTACGGCAGTCGGAGTTAAGATCGAACCAGAACTCCAAGAGGCAATCCTTGTTGCAGGACTCGGCCTTGTTGGACTCATCAATGTAATCCGTAAAGGCTAATGGTTCCTAACTCCAGACCACAACAGGCAAAGGAGAAGACCCTCGCAATGGTTATCAAAGCGGGGATCGAGGATCGTGTCGCGCTGGTCGGAATTCGCGGATATTATGCAGACTCAATGGGGGTCAAAGGAAAGAACGATAGGGGTATTTACGATGATGCGATTATACTACTATCTCATTCTGTTCATGCTACTTTCAATGCCAACACTGATCCTTCAATTTACAAAAAAGGTATTGCGGTTCTCAAAACGGGCGTTCATAGGTATCGTAAAGGGAATCATGGCATTAGTAAACCCGGAGGCGGCTATCCAGCGTTGCGACCTGCTAACGCCAAAGAGGAGTTGCCTGTTACGAGAGACGGCACTGGAGACGATATGGGCATCGCTATCAACATTCATAAGGGCAGTTACAAATCTACCTCAAGCGAAGGATGCCAAACAATCTACCCAGCGCAATGGGATGGATTCATCAACCTCGTCTATTCGGAAATGAATAGATACAACCAAAAAACAATTCCCTATCTTTTAGTGGAACAAACATCTTGAATCAAAAATTAATTTATCGTAAACGATAATCCATATGGGAAATTGTAATGAAACTATTATAGTTGCATCTTATGCAAGGTCAGCAAAAGAGAGTGCCATCAGCGCGGCTCAATCTGCTTGTCTTGCACAGCAATCCATTGGAGCGAGCGGAGCTACAGGAGCTACTGGAGTTGGAGCTACAGGTGCAACGGGATTAACTGGATCGACTGGCCCATCGGGAGGGCCGACAGGGGCAACGGGAGCTACAGGCGAAGGGGCAACGGGTGCTACAGGCATCTCTGGAATTAACGGCACTACTGGAGCTACAGGTTTGCGCGGAGCCACTGGAAGCACGGGGATTCAAGGTCAACAAGGTGCTACAGGTTTACAAGGCTCAACAGGAATTGGGGCTTCTGGTGCAACAGGAGCAACTGGTCAACAAGGATTTATAGGTTCGTCTGGAGCAACCGGAATGGTTGGCCCTCGCGGAGCCACAGGTTTAACTGGCCCAATGGGAGCAAGTGGAATTGGAGCCACAGGTGCTACTGGGCCAACGGCAGACCTTTCAGCGTATGTGTTGAAGTCTGGTGATACGATGACTGGAAAACTAAATTTACCAGCGTCAACAACAACAGAAGCTGGATTGAATATCGGAAACGGAGTAAACCCAATATCTCCTGTAACCGGAGATACTTGGATTTCAACTGCCGACAACTTGCTTAAATGGAGGACAGCATCAACAACAATCTCTGCTGCTGCATCTAATCTTGCAAATTCTTTTAGTGCAAATCAAACAATTCAAACTTCACCTTTAAGCACAGTTCCAGCATTGCGAGTTACACAACGAGGAACAGGGGAGGCATTGCGAGTTGAGGATGACACAACTCCTGATGCCACGGCATTTGTGGTTTCTAATACTGGACGAGTCGGTGTTGGCGTAACTCCTGACGCAACAGTTGCATTGTCCGTTGATTCTACTGGCGTTAAATTTGGAGATGGAACAATCCAAACAACTGCCATGCTTAATGGCGCAACTGGACTGCAAGGCAGCACTGGGGCAACAGGTATCGGCACAATTGGATCAACAGGATTACAGGGATTAATTGGAGCTACTGGCCCTCAAGGAGTCCAAGGAATTCAAGGTATCCAAGGCAATGTTGGAGCAACTGGTTCTACTGGACTTACAGGTGGACAAGGATCAACGGGTGCTACGGGACTTCAAGGTATTCAAGGTGTAGCAGGAGCTACAGGCGTTGCTGGATTAGATGGTTCAACGGGCTCAACGGGCGTTACAGGAGGTCAAGGTGCAACTGGAACTACAGGAGCCACAGGTGTTACAGGAAATGTTGGAGCAACTGGTCTTGCTGGAGCTACGGGATTAGGAGCTACAGGTGCAACTGGTTTAACTGGCGCAACTGGTGCTGCTGGACAATCTTCATCTTTTTACAATTACAAAGCTGATGCAGTTACATTGTCTGGAGTTCCTACAGTTCAAACATTGTATTGGAATAACGCAACGCAAACAGCATCTACGATTGTAACACTTTCTCACATTGATGCTCTTGGAAATGACATTGATGTTTTCTTTCCGCTTTTCAAAACTGGAGACACCTTCATCATTCAAGATCAAGGAAACTCAAGCAATTTCCAGACTTGGATAATTACCGCTACTCCAACTGTTGTTCTTAATAGTTATATCTCAATTCCAGTATCACTTGTTACATCTGGTGGAACATCTCAATTCGCAAACAACCAACAACTTATTTTTGCAATTGTTACTTCTGGTCTTACTGGGGCAACTGGAGTTCAAGGAAGCACAGGTGCAACGGGCGTTCAAGGTATCCAAGGATCAACAGGTTCAACTGGAATTCAAGGTTTAACAGGTTCTACCGGAGCTACAGGTATACAAGGAATTCAAGGTATTCAAGGAAGCACTGGAGCTACTGGCATACAAGGCATCCAAGGTGCTACGGGATCAACTGGTATCCAAGGTATACAAGGCATCCAAGGGAGCACAGGTGCGACAGGAATTCAAGGTATCCAAGGTTTGACAGGTTCAACAGGCTTGCAGGGCGTTCAAGGCATTCAAGGAATTCAAGGCTCAACTGGCAGCACTGGCCCTCAAGGCATCCAAGGGGCTACTGGTATAGGGGCGACTGGAGCAACAGGACTTACGGGGGCAACAGGAATCGGTGGAGGCGGGGCTACTGGAGCAGGAACTGATGCAATTTTCTTTTTGAATGGACAAACAGTAAATACATCTTACACAATTCCAGCATCACAAAACGCTGGTAGTTTTGGCCCTATAACAATTGCATCTGGAGTTGTTGTCACAGTTCCAAGTGGTGGAGTTTGGACAGTGGTGTAATTCTTGAAAATAATACTTGCAATGAAAACAATCAACACTATCGTAAACGATAATCAACTATGAGTTGTGGAAATTCCAGAAGTTCTAAATGCAATCCGTGCGGCCCAAGTGAGGCGGCATTAAACTCTATTGCAGATCGTGCAGCTTACTATGCTCGCATAGCAATAACTGCTTCAGAGACTGGTGGAGGAATTCGATGGGGATATATTGGTGATGGAACCGAAACTACCTTCAATATTGATGGAGCCGCAACAACGAATACCGCATCATTCCTTGTAACGATTGATGGAGTAGTCCAAGACCCATTGGATTATACAATTAACCAAGGATATCCATATACAATCACAATGAATGTTCCAGTGCCATCTGGAGATGAGATTGTCATTGTATCATTGAATGGTAAAACTGGGGCAACTGGCCCCGGAGCGGGAGCGACTGGCCCAACTGGAGCTACGGGAATTCAAGGCGCAACAGGGCCGGGATCAGGAGCAACTGGAGCAACAGGAGCGTCGGGAATTGGAGCTATTGGAGGATCGGGAACAAATGAAGTATTTTTCTTGAATGACCAATCGGTGACTGCCAGTTATTCAATTCCATCAACTAAAAACGCAATGACTGCTGGGCCAATCACAATCGATGCAGGAGTAGTAGTCACAATCCCAAGTGGATCAGTTTGGACAGTAGTATAAAGGAGAAAAATTATGCCAATCACATTAAACGGAACAACTGGTGTAGTAACGCCGGGAGCAACAATCGGAGCAATTACAGGTATACTTAAAGCAACATCTGGAGTTATATCGCAAGCTGTAGCAGGAACGGATTACCTAAGTTCAACCTCTGGTGGTTCTATTACTCTTGCAACGGCACAAACTGCATCTGGAACTTCTGTTGACTTTACAAGCATTCCATCATGGGTAAATCGGATTACTGTGATGTTTAGCGGAATAAGCACAAGTGGATCAAGTAATTGTTTAATTCAAATTGGTTCTGGTTCAATCGTTAATACAGGATATTCATCGCAAGCATGGGCAACCTCTGGAACTGGAGTTATTACAAATGGATTTGTTATATTTCAAGTTCCGGGTAGCGTTTTGCAAAATGGAATTGTTCAATTGTGTTTGTTTAATTCAAATACTTGGATAGAATCTGGTATATTTGGCTATAATAGCAGCACAAGCAATGGATTCCAATCCGCTGGAACTTCACCTTCATTATCTGGTTCATTAGATAGAATAAGAATTACCACATCTAACGGCACAGACACATTTGACGCTGGAACAATTAACATCTCTTACGAATAATGGCAACATCACTCACACTCGAAAACGACAGTTCCCTCGCGCAAGGGTATATCAAAGTCAATGGTTCAACTGCTGCTACGTTGACTACTAATTCAGTTATTTTTCCAAGAATAATTTCAACAACACTTTCTGGAAGCACATCGTATGCTAATGATGTTGCTGCCGCTGCTGGAGGGGTTGCAGTTGGTCAATTTTATCGCAATAATTCTGTAGTTCAAATAAGGGTTTCATAATATGCCAACAACAATCGACTCCGCAGGTATTACTTTTAACGATGCGACTTCGCTGACGAGTGCGAATAATTTTGGAAATCAAAATTTAACCACAACTGGAACTATTACTTCTGGTAATATTGTAATCTCATCTGGAACAACAGCAACAACTGTTGGTTCTGCTGGAGGAGCCTCTGCATTGCCTGCAACTCCGCTTGGGTATATTTCTATTTCCATAAATGGATCAAGTAGAAAAATTCCTTATTACAACGCATAACAACTTAGCACGATATTCTGAACTAAATATTATGACTCCTTGCACTCCAGCACCTCCATGCGACTTGGAATATCCATTGTTTTGCGAACCCCGCGAGCTTACAGCAATCGCTAAAAGGTTGGTTGTAGAAGATTCTTCCGCTTGTGATAGGACTCTTCAGACTCCACCATCTGGTCAAGTTCTTGTGTCTAACACAAACGGGACAATATCGTGGACTAATGGAGCGAATAATACTGTCCTTCGCAAAACCTCTACTGGAAGTGTAGAGTTTATTACTCTGAATAGTCTTCTCCAATCTGCACCAGTTGATCTTGGTAGCCAACCATTGACTACTACTGGGGCGATTAATGCAGCAAGTGTTACTACTACTGGAACAATTACCGCAGCAAGCGTAAATGCTACTGGAGTAGTTTCAGCAGCAAGTGTATCTTTAGCAGCAAATCCAACTACAAATCTTCAAGCGACAACCAAGCAGTATGTAGATACCGCTGACGCTCTCAAGCTCAACAAGGCTGGAGACGCAATGACTGGCCCACTCACAACAAACAGCACAATTCTTGCTAATGGCAACTCATCCAAGATTGGATATGATACAGGTGCTGGCGGGTCGGTAACTCAAGGTGCAGGCGCAAAGACAAATTCTGTTACGCTCAATCGTCCTACTGGAATTATCGTTACCGATAGTTCCGCTCTTGCTGCCAATACTGCCGTTACTTTCAACTTGAGCAATTCGGTTATCGAGGCTACAGATATTGTATTGGTTAGTCATATATCTGGAGGAACACTTGGTTCATACAACTTTGCGGCGGCTCCAGCGGCAGGCAATGCCAATATCGTAATCCGAAATATCACCGCAGGATCATTATCCGAACCTCTTACTCTGCGATTCATTGTAGTTAAAAGTGTCAACGCATAATGCCAACAGAAGGATCAGTCTTTGATGGATTCACAAGTATTATCGCTCAAGACGCTGATACTCATCCATCGTATTTACCAGAGTCTGTAGTATCGGAATCGGTAAATAGGACATTCCGAGGAGGCGTTAACCGAACTCGACCAAGTATTCGGAATATCCAAATAGTTGCAGGGGCAGAGCAATCGGCGAGTATCGTTAACGATAGTCTTGGTGGAAATTTCCAAGGCGCGTATCCATATCGTGCAACTAACTTGAGAACGAGCGATGGTATCTTACTATCGGTATCTGGCATTATCTACTTTCTAAAGATCGTAAACAACCGGGCATTTGCCTACAAGCTGATTGAAGGCAACGATCCGGGTATGATGCACACATGGTTTGTGCAAGCTGAAGATCGTGCATATATCCAAAATGGATACCAAAATGCTATAGCATGGGATGGAGTATTGGGAACTCTGACAGCAAGCGAGATTCAAGATGGAGACTACTGCGAGATTGTTTCAGTTGGAACTACAAACTTTACTTTAATAGGTGCGCCATCCAATACGATTGGAGTTAAGTTTACAGCAATCATTACAGATACTCAAAAAGGAATCGGAACCGGAACAGTCAAGATACCTGCATACCGACTGAACCCATACTTGGCAAAAATGCCGATTGGAACGATCATGGAGTATGCTTTCGGTCGAGTATTCGTAGCTGATAGATTCAATCAAATCTACGCATCCGACATCATCTATGGCGGCGGATTCACCGATACCAAGAATACAGAGAACTTTACAGAGATAGGATACTGGGCAGAAGGCGGCGCGTTCTCGACTCCTGCTATGATGGGGAATATCACAGGGATGAAGGTCATGCCTCAGATCGGAACCAACCTTCGCGGGCAAGGTGAACTTGTTATCCTAACTGGCAACGGAGCGTTCTCAATGGATGTATCAATTCCAAGAGATCAATGGAACACATCTAACATCCAGCGCATCTCACTCCTTGGGCGAGGATGCACAAGCCCGTATGTTGGACTCGCTAACTCAGAACTTTGGTTTAGGTCACACGATGGCTGGGCATTCTACTCCAATAGCCAATCTGAATTTGCAAGATACTTCTCACTTCGCAAACTATCGAGGGAAGTAAACAAGTGGGTGGAGAATGATACTCCTTGGCTGAAGCAATTTGCTTCTACAATGTTTTTCAACAACTACCTCATCAGCACAGTTGCGCCACAGACCTACCGCGCAGAAGGTGTAGAGGGGCTGAATAGGTATCATCGTGGGATGGTAGTTCTCGACCTTGACCAATCTTCTTCGCCTGCACCAGACGCACAGCTTCAATTCCGCTGGAATGGCATTTGGACAGGCATCAGACCAACTCAACTTTTGACTGCATTGATAAATAGTGAGAAGCGTGGATTCGGATTCTCGTTTGATGCAGACAACAAGAACCGACTTTACGAGTTCACTATATCCCAAGGTGACGATTATGGCCCGAATGGAAGTAGGCAGATTGAATCCTTCTTCACAACTGGTAGGTATGACTTCAACCGAAGCGGAGTTACCAACAAGTTTCTCCGCAAAAAGATTACTGGTGGAGAAATGTGGATGAGCGAGATTAAAGGGGAAGTGAATAGTTCAGCCGAATTCCGCGCAGACTCCAACCCATGCTGGTCAGAACTTAAAGTGCCTACGACTTATGGGTGTGATCCATGTTCACCTAAAGTAACTGAATGCTTCCCGCAACGAGGAGGCAATCGCTACAAACGTTACAAGTTTAACACGCCAGACCCAAGTGAGTGCAATGACTTGGCAGGCATCCCATCGGTAGAAGGATCAGAATTCCAGATCAAAGTAAACCTAACTGGAGCAGCTACAGTTGACCGAGTAAGATTGATGGCAAACATCAAGAACAACGACGACTCTCCGGTTGGTGATTGCCCCGAAGAAAATCAAGAGTGTGAACCATTTTTGTGTTGCCAAGAGAAATATTGGGAATACAATATCGTAAATTAAGAGCTATGGATAACGCCGATTCATCTCCAGCAATTACTTTTCCAAATGTTCCAGATGATTTTTGTCCAACTGGTAACTGGCAGAATGTCTTTCAAGTATTTATTGATGAGGTTCTGACTAACGGAACTATTCTTGTTCCGGGGTTGGGTGATGTAACTCCACAACAGATCGCGCAAATCAACGAACAGCTTGCTAATCAACAAAACGAAATTGATGCGCTTGATACGCGAGTTACCGCATTAGAACCAGCAGTTAAAGCTCGATATGGAAACATCGGCAGCATCCCTGTTGGCGACTCTATCCAGACTGTATCGTTTGCTGCATTGCCTTCTGCAACCTACGGAATCTCTATAACACCTAACTGCAATGCAACAATTGGAACTTCTGCTACACCATTATTTGCTTTGGTTGATGGCAGCAAAACAACTACTGGATTTTCTATTCGTATAGAAAACAATCTTTCTCAAATAACAAACGTGGATTGGATGGCGGTTCACGCTTCGTAATAAACAAGCCATAAGAAAAACTAAACATATGACACCACTAAAAGGAACTGATCCGAAACTCGTTAGCGGCGGCTCACCTACTCGCGGTATGATCCGTGAAGGTATGGGCAATATGCCTAACTTGGGCAAGAAGAAGCCAAGCATCTACACGACTGCTGGCACTCCCAAGCAAGGCTACCAGAAATAATTATCGGAAACGATAATCCCTATGGCTGATACCCTCGAAGAGATGGTAGAGCTTGTGAAGGGGTTCGTCGGAGACTCTGGCACTTGTTCATACGAGCGCGGAGTCAAAGCCGTAAACCAAGCAAGGCGACTACTCTGGAATAAACGGGCATGGACTACTCAAGAAGAGTATGTCCAAATTTGCTGCGTGAACGATTGCTTCACCCTTCCAGCCCGATATGAGCAAATCAAACTTGCTTGGATCGGGGACAACTCTGCGAGCCTCGCTGATGAATGGTTCAATGCGACGAACGCTTTTGCTCTTCAAGCAGGGAACTCATGCCATAGAGGAATTGTAGAAGTCGGAGGACTCCATGTTCTCTTCCGAGATTATACTACTCATCCATACCAAATCGGAGTAATGGCCGAGGAAGCTGAAGACATCGGCGTAGAGTTGATGTTTGAAGCGCAAGACCAGTATGACACCTACCACAAGGTTAAGGTGACTACTGCCAATCCTCCAACGCTTGCTAAATCCGATTTACTTGTTAAAGGAATTCGGTCAGTAACCAAGCCAGTAACTAAAGGCAGGATTCGCGTGTATGCCTACGATACTGCATTGGAAGCAAAGACGCTGATTGCCATCTATCAACCGAACGATGCTAATCCAACCTTCCGCCGATTCAAAGCACCGAAAACTTGCGAGTGTATCACGCTCTACGCATCGAAGAAATACTTTGACCTAACCGATCCAAAAGAATTGGTTGAGTTCATCCCAGATGCAATGATCTATGCGGTTCTTGCATTGAACTCGCGTGAGAATCGCAAGGCGCAAGAGTTTTTGCAAAATCTATCTCTTGCTGTTCAAGAGCAAGAGAAGGAGATGGAAGGCTTAGAAATCCCAACTTGCGCTCCATTACGGATAGCAAACTATAGTCGGGCAGACAACCTAATCGGTGCTGATATATTGTCACCAACACCCAACGACTACTTCCTCTATCGATGAATTTAACGATTCCAGACAAGATTGAAGCAAAGAGCGTAATTGGATATGGTGATCCAAACTACGAGCTAAACTTGATGGACTTGGAGATTCTGAAACTGCCTCCACGGGAATGTCCGCTGGTGCATAGGTTTACTCCGGGTATGTATATTCGGGAAATCTATATGCCGAAGGATACGATTCTGACAAGTTTGCTTCATTTGACTACGCATCCATTCTTCGTGATGAAAGGTGATGTGACTGTCTGGTATCATGGTATCCCTGCCCACCGCTACAAAACAGGCTACAGCGGCATCACAGAAGCAGGAACAAGGCGTTTGCTGGCTACTCACAAAGATACAATCTGGACTACCTGCCATGTCACAGACTTAACTGATCCAGACGAAATTATTGACAGCATCACTTCAAGAGACTTTAATCCC